GCAGGTGCGGCAGGTGGTGGAGCAGCAGCTCGAGGAGCAACAGCAGGTGGTGCAGATTCGTCTCTCTTTTTAACGCTGACCCCTAATTTTTCAGCCGCTTTGGTCATTGTATCAATGGTTTTGTCAGTAGCAGTGGCTAGCCCTTTCATGCCTGCGGTGACCTTGGGTATGCCTGCGTTGACAAGATCTTGAAGATTATCACGTGATTTGCGATTTTCTTCTTGAATCTTGGTTATATCCTTAGTGCCTTGGTCATTGACTTTTTGTTCTTGTTTGGCTTGCTTCAGGCGTTCGTCCATGAGGCCGCCTTCAAGATTTGCACGCAACCTTAATTGTTCAGTATACTTGAGAAAAGTTGAATCGTTGACACCCACTTGTGCCATTTGATTTGCAGCGTCTTCGTTTCTTTTTAGATCAGACAACATTGCTGTCTGAAATTCTGTAACAGAGAACATCTTTTTACTTGCTACTGCGGCTGCTTCAGGCATGGTCAGCAGTAGTTTCTTTGCTTCAGGGGTGTCTAGTGTTCCAGACAAGATATTCAAGAAACCTTTGCGTGTTTCGGGTGCTTGGTCTCCTAGCCATTTTTGCGTAGCGTCAACTGTCTTTATTTGTTCTGCGGCAGCAAGGTCACCCATTTCTGCACGTTTTTTTAATTCTTGTCTGTAGCCAGCAAAACGTTCTTCTGCCATGGCGCTTTCTTCCAGCGCCTGTTGCTGTTCTCTATTTTTGCCAGTAATTTTGGCCAGCAAGTCTATTTCTCTAATGTAATTAGAAGCTGCTGCGGCCTGTTCTTCAGAAGTCATTCTCTGGCGTGTGCCGTAGAGAGATTGCATTTTTGTAAAACCAGCAATACCTTTGTTGATTTCGTCAACACTGATACCCATGTTGCGGAATTCTGTCCCAAGATTACTCTGCTGTATGGCTTGTGCCACACTGGAAATTTGATCAAGTCCTTGGGTTGCTGTGCCACCAAAATGTGCCAGCGTCTGAGAATTTTCTTTAACAATACTAACAAACTTGTCCAGTTCTTCAGTACCGTAGTTCATGCGTTTTAAATTATCATAAACTCCTTGCATGCCTTTGGCGCCAGCAGCACCCATTTCGGACATGCGTTGATAATTACTGTATAGTAAATCTGCTTGTTTGTTTACAGCTTGTGTGTACTCACTGGCACCCTTTACCAGTGTTTTAAGAGCGCCGCCCACATAAGGAATCAATCCAACTAGATCGCCCAATGCGTCAGTGACACCGCCAATGCTTTTGTTGAACACACTGGCGCCAACTTCCCCGTCGTACAGTTGTTTGGTAAGACCCAGTGCCGATGTACCTAGACTATTGAATCCTTTGGTCATTGCGGCTGTGGCGCCTTTGGCACCCACAGCCATGTCTATCAGAGCCATTCTGGTTTCGACTGTGGCTTTACCAAAGCGTTTTATCTCATCTGCTTCTCGTGCTTTGAGTTCTGCGATTTCTTCTGGGGTGTATGCATTTGCCATAACTATATTTATACAGGAAAACCACATGCAAAATAACCCATTAACACAGTATTTCAGACAGCCAGCGGTGTATATCCGTCTGCCCAGCGACGGAAAATATTATCCTGATGGTGCATTGGCCATGCCACCTACGAGAGAATTGCCGGTGTATCCAATGACTGCAATTGACGAAATTACCTATCGCACACCCGATGCATTGTTTAACGGCAATGCTGTTGTCAATGTTATCAAAAGTTGTATTCCTGCCATTCGAGACCCATGGGCTATACCTGCTGTGGATGTTGACACTATATTGGTTGCAATTCGCATTGCCAGTTACGGACACAACATGGAAATTTCAACCAGATGTCCAAATTGCAGTCACGAAGCAGACTACGGACTGGATCTAAGAAGAGTGCTAGAAAACATGCGAGCACCAGATTACTCACAGCCAATAACTGACGGCGATCTTGAAATCTTTTTCAAGCCCATGACTTACCAAGACCTCAATGCCAATAATCTACGCCAGTTTGAAGAACAAAAAATTCTACAGGTCTTACCGGGCGCAGACATGCCCGATGATCAACGTATGAGTGCATTGAGTGCAGCATTGATGAAAATTACAGAAATCACTGTGAATGTTTTGGGACAAAGCATCAAGGCTGTCAAAACACCTGCTGCACTTGTGACCGAACGTGAGTTCATTGAAGACATGTTGAAAAATTGCGATCGAAGACTGTTTGCCAAGATACGTGATCACATTGTGGAAGCCAAGGCCAATGCTGAACTACAACCGGTGACCTTGCAGTGTGCAGAATGCACCAAAGAATATCTACAGGCCATTACATTGGACATGACAAGTTTTTTCGCGGACGCCTCCTAGTGCTGGATTCTGATCAAATTTCCAAATGGGTTGATCAGTTAGACAAAGAAAGCAAGTCCATCAAACAAGAGGCGTTAAAAATGGTATGGTACATGCGCGGTGGCCTATCATATGAAGCTGCACTAAATCTCAGCTATGAAGAGCGTAATTCAGTGTCTGACATTATCAAAGACAATTTAGAAACTACTAAAAAATCAGGACTACCGTTTTTCTAAAAATCAACCATGGATATCGAACAAGTTAAAAAAGATATAGAACTGTGGATTGCAAACTTCCTAGAAGTTCCGCATCCAGCCCTGGGGGGCTTTTCGCCTTGTCCCTACGCACGGTCAGCACGAATAAAGAACAGTTATGCAGTGTATCTTGGTGCAGATCCTTATTATGATCTTAAACACCGTGGCCGACAGGGCATGGGCGATAAAGAAGTTGTCATCTATGTGTATGATCCTCAAGAATGGACGCATGAACAGCTGGCTGGTAGCATTGAACTGGCAAACCAAGAAGTTCTGCTGCCTAGAGACATGTTGGCCTTGGAAGACCATCCTGCAGATGTGGAAATGGTCAACGGAGTATGCATGAATCAAGGCACTTATGCCTTGGCTCTGGTGCAGAGTCTCAGTGATCTAAACACCAAGGCTCGACTCATGGCCAGCCGAGGATTTTATCATGACTGGCCTGAAGAATATCTAACCGGCCTGTTTCAGCACAGACAGGATCCCAGAACATGAGCTACCAGTTTGCTAGAATTGATTTAGCTAAGACCAATTACAAAATCAATGTCAAGTGGGAGTATCTGCGCACACCCAACATTGCTGAGCTGAATCTGATCTATCGAGACTACTGCAAATACAAGCACTTTGCATCGGTGATGCCGATATTTGACAGCAGGTACACAGACCCAATGACCGATGTGATCGGCTACTACGATGTGGATCGTTTGGTGGCATTTTCACTGATACGGCGCTACGACGATCACAATGCCTTGTGTGATCAGTTTGCATGGAATTATAATAGACCCAAAATGAGATTGGGTATCGAAACACTACAAGCAGAGTGTGCAATTTACAAAGATCGCGGATTTAGATACTTGTATCTTGAACAGGCACATCTATACAAGTCTGACATGGATGGCTTTGAAATACTAGGACCACTGGAGTAATTATGGACATTTATACAATTTGGGCAAACAAAGAAGGTGACATTTCTGATATTGACTGGGTCACAGGGATGCGGAGTTTTTTTGATCATTTGGTATCTGAGGGCAAGATGGAAAACTATCGCATCACTAGATGCAAGATGGGGTTTCGTTCAATTGCAGATATGCCAGAATGGATGATACTTATGGAATTTAAAGATATGGGTCAAATGGACTCAGCATTTAAACGTGTAGCACCGTTGGAAGGCGAACTGGAAGTCAAACACAAGAGCTTCAATCAGTTTGTCAGTGGTGATATTCAACATGCCCTGTTCCGTGACTGGCCCGACACTTTTGAATGAAAACCATAGTTTTAATTGCCTTGCAGGCTGAAGCTCCGGGTCTACGGCACATGATGAATGTGTTTTATACCGGAGTTGGCAAAGTAAATGCTGCCATGACTGCGGCGCAGGTGATTGAACGATATCAACCCGATCGTGTGATCAATCTTGGCACAGCGGGTGGCATAACAGTTGGGCCCGGACTACATGAATGCAGTCATTTTGTACAACGTGATATCCGATGCCTGGGGCTAGGATGCAGCAATGGCCAAACACCATTTGAAGATGATATTATCTTAACCACTGGCACAGCAGGACTCACCTGCAGCACCGGCGATGACTTTGTGATGAACCCAGAGCTAGACATTCCTGCAGATCTAGTAGACATGGAAGCCTATGCCATTGCCAAAGTCTGTCTGCGTAATCGTATTGAATTTCGTTGTTTCAAGTACATCACTGATCAAGCAGATCACTCTGCTCATACCTCATGGCAACAATCTGTTTCTCAAGGCCAATCATTCTTTGTTGCTAAACTGCAAGAACTTGGCGTAACCATTTAAGAACTTCTGCGAAGTTCTATTGACTTCGCTCTGCTCGTCAATTTTTTCTTTGTCTTCTTCTTTAAGTATTATCTAGATTAACTGGTCATAATTCACCGTAAGCACGGTGAACGATGAGCCTAGCATTATCTGAGTAGCCCAGTCATCTATCATAATGAGATTGCAGTTTCCTGCGCGGAGGCGGTTGACCGGTACCCCCTACTCAAGCTTCACATATCAACGGAACCCTAGTAACCCGATGTAGATCCAAGTCCTATAAGCATGGGTCGTATCTTTTTCAACGGAGCCCAAACCATTTGTTGCCTTAAGTTAGCAATTGCCTTTGACGCCCAAGAATCTGAATATGGTATCTCACATATCCTCAATGGGGTTGGGCCATGTCACCCAACACAGTGTCGTTAATGCTGCCTTACAGTTTGTTTATAATGTGTGAGCCATGTACACGCACTTGTATATGGCCGTTGTAATAATCTCGTGATTCTAATACTTGTCTTGCAAATTGTTCCCGTGCCTCAATGTAACTGCATTCGCTTTTGGATTTGCAATAGTAAAGTATTTCTCTGGTGAAGTTTTCGGTGCCTAGTTTTTCGATGTCCGAAGTCAATTCTGGGCTTGACCCATAGTACTCTCTCCAGTCTGAGTCGACCTTTGATCGTATCTTTTTCTTCTTCTTTGTGCCGTTTTTAAGTTTGACAGTGCGTTGCGTTGTTTTACTAAATTTTGCTAATTTTTTGCCTATGTACTTGCGTCCAGAAAGATTATTTGTAATCAAATAGACAAAGCCCACACAATCGTCGGGTAGAGTTTCTATCAGTTGATTGTTGTAGAACCATGTCATGTAACATAGTTATCGGATCACCAGGCAGTTGCATAATTTTTATCTACCACTGAACTCTTGCACTTGGTCTGGCATTCCTGCCATTTAAATGTTTGAAATTCTGTAGACCAAAATGTGTCTGCCAGCACAGTTGTTAAAGTTTTTTTATGTAGATCAAAATTGTTTGCCAGTTGCTGCCAGTCTGAATTGTGGCTGTATCTATTTGCTACCCAACAGCAGGGAAATAACCTACCGCGGGCATCAATGTACAAGCCTTTGTTGCCTATCATGCACAACGGAGTAATGCCGTTGCTGCTTTTAATTTGATTGAATAATTTAATGTTGGTAGTGGAAATTGATTCCACTTTGTCCCGTGGTGTCAAGGCAGTGAACTCACGTTCAAAGCGATGTGTACTGCTGATATATTTTACACTGGGTTGTAGTGGATCGCTGACCCCGTAGGATGGATACACACTGCCAAACTTGGTGCTCTTGGTCAATTGAAATCGATCAACTCCCACAGTGTGTGCAAACGCTTTCATAGTGTCCAAGTGTTCTTCGTTGAACTTGAATGCAATCGCGGCCCAGATAATTTTGCAATCACTTGTGGCTCGCAATGTTTTTAGTCCTAAAATGATACTGTCGTAATCACTGTTGATGCGATATATGTTATTACTGTCGTTATCATACCCGTCGATGCTGAAATGTACACTGTCATTGGAGTCTAACAGTTGGCCCAACTGTGTCCACCATTGAACTTTCTTATGTGAGCCATTGGTCACGATCACAATCTCTACCGGCTTGATGCTTTTGATGTATTCTATAACCGGGATCAAGTCATGTGCATAGATGGGATCGCCGTCGTCGCCACAAAATGTAATTTTCTCTATATGTGTTTGTACAAACTCTGGAGTAAAGTTACGTTTGAAAAATTCCAAATCTAGTTCTGTGTTGACAAGGCCGTTGGGCACTTCCTGCCGAGAACACCGGGGGCACCGCAAGGTACACTTGCTGGAAATCTCAATATGAAAATGCCAAGTTGCTAACATAATTCTACTGCTCGTTGCCATTGCTTGCTAAAACTAGTCTCAATATCGGTAGTACCACAAGCATCCATGCAAACAATATTGGGTTGAATGCTGGTCCAGGAGTTCTTGACTTCTTCAAAGTCTGTTACAAAATCTTTTTGTCTTGACCCCAACCAACAGCACGGACTTTCTCGACCCTGTGCATCGATATATGTACTTTGTTCATTGAGTGCATGACAGTTTATTTTTGTGCCTTGCACGTTTGGCAGCTGCCAACCAATGGGCTGTTCTAGGTTATCTGTAAATCCTCGTCGACTGACCTTGGCTCTAAACCATGTAAACCCCATGTCTCGTGCCAACTGCTCACATTCATCCACTTGGTGTTGATTGTGTCGATAAACCAACATGTCCCAGTGTGCAGAACCTCCGGCTGCAATAAACGCTTGTGCGTTTTGCATGAGCTTGGTCCAAGAGACATTTTTACGATACACATGATTGGTACTTTCGAGACCATCAATTGAAAATACCACATAGTCTTGGGATTGATTGAACATTGTGCCCAGTTCATGCCACCAAATTGTGCTTTGTATGCTGCCATTGGAGTTCATGCCCAACACAATGTTGGGGTTAAGTTTTCGGAATTCTCTATAGATGTCCAATGTGTACTTGCCAGCAGCAGGATCACCATACACTCCACACATGAACATTTTGTCCAGTTGTTGGATTTTTTCTTGGCCAAATACCTTGATGATTTGACTCATTGAAAGATGATGTTGAAGATCTTTTCTAAAATTTTGATCTGTTTCGCGAGCACACAAAGCGCAGGCCGCTTGGCACACATCAGTGGGCTCTAGGTGTAGAACTTTTATATCACGCAAGGTCAACATCCGTGTTGTAACTAGTAAAGCCGTTTTCTTTGATCACTTTGAGAATGTTCTCCACACGTCCAGCAAGCTCATCTCTGTGACTCACGAGCCAGATTGACTTGTGACGTTCACGACTCATTTTCTTCAGCAAGGCCAATGCATTCTCCACGCCTTGCGTGTCTAGTCCATTGTCAATCAGTTCGTCAATAAACAACAGGTTGATTGGGCTGTATAAACTTTCCCATACATCGCGGAATGCCCAGCTCATGCTCAAGATCAATCGGTTACGTTCGCCACGACTCAAGTTGTCAAAGTCCAACTCACGACCCAGTTCTTCAATGCTTACAGTTAAATCATTCTGGAACTTTACAGTGTGTGGTAATCCAATACGATCCAAATAGTGTGTGAGTCTTGAATTTAGGTAACTCAAATTCTGATCAATGATCTTCTTGCGAACAAATGAATCTTTTGATGTCAACAGTTTGAGTAAGAAGTCTTGATGCTCTTGCAAGCGTGTGAGTTCGTTGAGTGCATCATAACTCACAGTCTGCAATGCCTGGTGTTGCATTTCGGCAATTTGTTCAGTATAAGGATCTTTCTCTTCACCCTTAGTGGCAATCTGTGTCAGCAAGGTGTTCATACGACCGCGATGATCAACAGCTTGTGCTTCTGTATCGTAGTGTGTAACAGGCGGTGTGCCCGCTTCTACAGGCGTGTGCTCTGCCAGCTGTTCGGCATATGGGTCTGTTTCTGCACGTTTGGCATCAATCTTGTGCTGAATGTTTTCCAGTTCACTTGAATGACGAATGGCTTCTGTTTCTGTTCGGTAGTGTGTGGTAGGTTTAGCACCCAAGGCACCTAGTGCTCGTAATGCATCTGTATTTTCCATCCACTGACCGTTGGTAGCCAGTGCTTGCAGTGCGGCTTCTTGTAGGGCTTTTTCTTTAGTGGCCAACACTGTTTCGTGATTGGCGTCGTGAAAGTCTTGCCCACAGGCATAGCACTTGTGATTTTTTAACTCTTCAATTTCGGTCCGAAGTTTGTCAATGGTCTTTTGTTCTTTTTCTTCGTCAACTACACACCTAGCAATCAGCTTCTCAAGCTCAGCAATGTCCTTGGCTTGTTGTGTGTGTGCGGCCAAGTCCACGTGTGCCTGTAATTCTGCCTGAATATCAATATGACTGAGATCATTGTAAGATGATTCTAACTCTCTAATGTCTCGGTCTTGTTTTTGCTTCCATGCAGTCTGTCGACCTACAAGAGCAATGTATGCGTCTTGCTGTTGTTTTCTTGCGGTCCACACAGCTAGATCTTTGTGAGCCAGCAGTTCTACCTCAATATCAATTTTTGCTAGATCATCATATTGTGCCACAAGGTACGCAACATCACTGTCGTACTTCTTCTGCCACAGCACTTGTCTGCGTTTCAAACTTTCGATCTGTTCTTCAATGCGTCGGTTAGCTTCTTGTTCTGCACGGATACGGAATTCTTCTTGACTGACACTGTCTTTGGTTTGACGATTGAGTTCTTTGATAGCATCTGCACGTTCCGAAAGCAAGGTAATGCCCAACAACTGTTCAATGATATTACGCTGGTCGTTGGCCTTCAAACTCAAGAATGGTTCAGTGTAGGTGTTCAAGGCCAACACATGTTTGAACATGTCGTGACTCATGTTCATAACACGTTCAATGGCATCCTGTGTTTCGCGACTGTCACCTTGTGCTTCGTCTGTGGCCACTTGAGCTTCGTTGTTGACATAAAAACGCAATACGTTGGGTTTACGCCCACGCTCAATCTTGTATTCTTGACCGTTTACAACAAAGTCCAAACTGACCAACATGCCTTTGCTGTTGGTTTTGTTCACAAGATTATCCTTGCGAATGTTGCTTAATGCTTGTCCATACAGGGCATAACTCAATGCATTGATGATTGTGGTCTTGCCTGTGCCGTTGCGCGAGCCATCGCCACCTAAGTCTAAGTTCTCGCCCAGTACCAATGTAAGGTCGTTACGGTTAAAGTCAATACCTTGTGTAGCATTGCCCACACTCATAAAGTTCTTAACAGTTAAATTTTTAATTTGGATCATGGTTTATTTTTTACGGCTTCCTGGTAATGTCGATACAGCATGTTTTCAACTGCATCAATTTCGCGACTACTGCGCCATTGTAAGTCGATGCTGGGCATAATATACTGCTTGATAAAATCAAATGCCACTAACGGAGTAGGTTGTTTGATACCTAATTCTAACTCACGATATTTGCTTTTGTACCTAAAATTATTCATGCCCTTGAATGGTTCGTGACAAACCCAATTGGCATCAATTCCGAGATACTCACTATCATCCACAAGCATGAATCGATAATCAATATTGTGATGCTCAAGTAACATTTTAGCATACTCTACAAATATTTGCGATCGCATTTGGTGCTGTTTGACAGATATATACCGTTGGTGGTATTCTTGAATGGCCTCAGTCTGAGACCCACTGCTAATCCAAAATTTATTGTTGCCACAATCTGCCACATTGTTGTGGTACACTTGATCACTTGCAATAACATCTTTCCAAAATTTAGAATCAAGATGGGCAAGAACTAGATCTAATCTATTAGGTTTTGCCCACTGTATCATTACCACGTCGGCAGAATCAATATTATTTTTTAACTGATTAACAATAAACTCGTTGCCGGCTCCGTACCTACTACAGTTATTGAGAGTTACACCCTTGGTCATCAAATTAATAATTTCCGGCCATTTCCAGTACTTGGTGTACCACAACGGTACTGCGACACTATCTCCGTAGCCATCTGCTATTGTTAATAATTTCATTCAACTAACTCTATGATCTGTTTGGTATTAGAAAAAAAATCAGCAAAATCGTTGTGCGGAACTTCTATTCCGAACTTTAACCAAATATAATAGTAAACCACAGCTTGGGTCCAAACATCTTTGATATGGGTTAAGTCGGTAGACCATTTTGCAAGTACATCACCTACTATGTTTTTGGCAATTACAACTGGATCAATATAAACAGCATTTGATTTCCTCCACTGCATCCATAAATCTTCACACTGTTCTATTTTGACAAAAGAGTTTACAATGTTAAAAAACTCATCATAATTTTCATATAATTCTTCTATGTACAATGCACTGTCATCTGTGGATCTCCAGGCATGTCTTAGATCATGATCACGTAAAAATAAAAAATACTTTTCTCGTTGTGCCCACGGAGCACTGGTGTCCCAGTTATCAGTTGGCAATTGTTTGTCAATGCTACTTTTCATGGTTTTTTCAATCATGGTACGAGCCACCACAGGCCAACTGCGGTCAGAATAGCAAATTTTAATAATTTTTGAGTTAGGAAAATTAGACTTGAATTGAGTTGATTCGCTATTGATTCCGTTGTCCACTAGCACACAATAATTTTTATCGTTGAGAAATTCTATCCCACCGGGCCAGCATTCTTTTGAATACTTAGGGACCACTAGATCAAGATTATGACTATTGCCGTTTTTGGAAAATCTCAGTTGATTCTTTGGTCTAACAAATCCAATACCGTGAAGGGTCAGCACAGCATTAACAAAGTGACCAAACCCACCACTGGGGTACCAAACACAATAAATCATAAAGTCTGATAAATCTTTAGCAATAGTTTGTTATCGTAAAACTCACTCTCAATATTGGTAAGTTGGTCTGTGACAATTTGATCCACTGACTCAAACTTTACTTCGCCTGGCGCCATGTCTGTATCTACGCCGGCTGCCTTGTTTGGAATCAGAGCCATTTCTCTAAGACTGTATTCTTTGATGTAGGTCTCTTTGATAAAGTTGGCTTCTTCGTACGAAATCTCAATGTCTAACTGCACACGAACATGCATGTCTTTTGCAAGTAAAGTGGGTGCATTATCAATAATGTTGCTGAGCCCCAGCACACGATAACGCGGTTGATCAGGCCAAGCATGAAACGCTGGTTCCTGGCCCCATTCTAAGATCATCATACCACGCTCATCATCGCCAGCGTCGGCATAGTTGTGTGGAAAGCAATTGCCAATGTAGGTAATGTTCTTTTTAGTCTGCCGCTTGTGAAAGTGTCCAGTAAACACATGTTCAAAGTTGTTGAAGTCTTCTCTACGTACTTCGCCGTGGTCCGGCATCTCTACCATGGCGTTCATCAAGTAACCGGGCAGTTCAAAGTGCCCAAACATGTACTTGCCTGTTAGTTTGGGAATACGCTTGTAATCATCTCCGCAGAGCCAAGGAGCGATAACCACGTCGCCACTATTAAACCAATTGTTACATATGACCACATTCGGAAGATGTTTAGCCCATTCCACGCTTTGTATATCACGTTTATCGCGATAATATAGATCGTGGTTGCCAGGGATAAAGTAAACAGTATCAAAATTTGCATTCATGTGCTCCAGTGCTTGTAGGCTGTAGTTCAGTGTGACAATGTTCAAACTGGATCGGTTATTTTGCCAGTCGCCCAGGAACAAACAGGTTTCACAACCCTCTTCGCGAGCCTTGGTTGTGGCCCATTTCACAAAAGCCAAACAGTCTTCGTTGTGTAGTACCGAATTCGACTTGAGTCCAAAATGTATGTCAGTAAAGACCGCAGCTTTTTTAAAAAGATTCATACAGTATAAAGTAGTTTTTTTAATTGTACACTATTTGTCGGAAACATGTCAAGCTCATAACAGCGAATTTCGTAGCCCAGGTTTCTCAATTGCCATTGTATCCAACTTTGACTGGGCAAAGGAATGTCTGTCCATTCAAACATTTGATTGTTCAGCGTACAGTCAACTATGCGGTGACACAATTGATCTTGAGAAAGATGCTGTTGCAGTGACAACATAGTATGGTGGAATGGAACAAGATCACCAATGTCCTTTTTGAATTCCAAATTGCAAAATTCCTGTAACTTCAGCAGAGTCAATTCAAAATCATACAACAGTTGGTTAATCAATACCAATTGACATCGTGGGTGATTCCATCGGTCTGGGTGATACCATTCCACTTGGTCCTCCCAGGCCGGCATCAAGTTAAAACTGAGTATTTCTCTCTTTATCCAGACCGGTATTTGATCAACAGGCGTATCTCGTTCAACTGGCCAATTGCTGTACAAGTTGTCAGCAAATACTGGATCTAATAATCGCGCACTCCACCAATCTAACCAAATTTTTGAATAGAAGTTGTTTACATTTAACAACACCGAATCGTGGCCTGGATACAGATATATAATTTTTTCTGCAACATCCAAAATTTGATTTAAATTATTATCTAGTACTTCGTGTTGGTGATTTTTTGGATGTAGCCGAACAAACAAACAGGACTTTTCTTTGTTGGCAACTGCTTTCCATTTAGAAGAATGTATGTTGCCCGCACCACTCCCAAATTGATGGCTGTTTCCGTTTGAACTAAACGGGGCTATAATAGGATTATCAGTAGTTAAGGTAGTGAGTACCCATTCGAGATAGGTACCATAACTTCCACCGTTATATACAATAGCAATGGTCATGGGCTTGTAAAATTACACAATGTTGTTGGAATCCAAATGGGTTTCTTCCACTGGCTTGTCCACAATGTAAGTGGTAACAGTAACTGGTCCACTCAGAGCTGCCATGCTGGCCTTCCCGGAATTTTGACGTGTCCAACTAGGGCTAAGTCCGTTGATTTCTAATATGTCATCGCGGATGTTTTGGCTTTTCTTTTCCAAATTTAAGATGCGAGTAAAGCTGTTGGTGATGGCTGCGGTGTAGTAGGCAAATGGATTTTGTGATTTTGATTCGTCGAATTGCAATCCAATTTGACTGAGTTGCAGCAAGGCCTGGCCGCGCATTTCTTCGTTGTAGGTGTAGCCTCTCCAGTTTGATCGTGTGGCATAGCGTTCACACAGTTTCATGAACATGTGTGCCAGCTTGCGTGTCATGTTGCCATGGTCTCGGCTGAACACACCAGTTTCTAAATCACCCAGCCAGTGACTGCGGCCTACACAAACACGTTCTTTGTTTTCGTCCAGGCGCCAGTGTTCAAACGGCGGAAAGTTCAGACGCTGTCGTACAGGATTCAATATTACATCATCCAGTAACTCACCTAAGGAATCATCAATTTCTTCTTCAGCATCAAACTCCAATAGATCTTCGAGTTTTTGTTTTTTCTTCTGCGCAGACTTGGGAATCTTTTTCTCTGCCATTGGGATATGATCCCAGCAGGCGATTCTAAACACTAGATCGGTATTGGGAATTTTTACCGGATCCACAATAGTGCCTTCGCGTTTGAGCCGGTCTGCTCGATTCCTACGTGCCTCAGCAATGGTTCGCTGATTGATTTTCTCCAGGCTGGCCAAGATAATGTCATATTGGCTGTCCACAGCAGGATCTCTGTAGTAGCAATAGGTGTTCTTGCTGGCGTGAATTTCTTTTAAAATGTCTCTGTTGTTGAGATAATTAACTTTGGGTGCAATGGGTGCAGATATGGATTTGGTAGGATCCAGGGTTGATATTGTGCGTTTTGTAGCCACAGGCAGTGTCTCCTTGTAATGTATTTATTATAACACTTTTTACTGCATTGTCAACCTTTATCATTATATGACCAGTTTATTTTTGCGATAAATATTGTATAGGAAAAAGACCATGGCAACCACCCCATCACTAACAGCACAGGCCTCACAAGCACAGCGTGAACTTGCTGTCGCGACCAAAACACTGGCAGCGGCGCAAAACACAGTGATTGCAGCACAAAAAGCTGGCCGAACACCTTCTCCTGCGGCACTGGCAGCAGTTGAAGCTGCTACCGAAGCAGTAAAATCCACACAACTGGCTTCAAACAATGCCACAGCGGCAGTGACCTCTGCTGCTGGAAAAACCCCGCCCTCCACCGGTCCTGGTGTTCCTAATTCACTTGCGGCAGCTGGCAACCAAAATGGTAGTGTGAGTCCATTAATCGACCCGGCCAACAAACAACTGCCTTACAATGTGTCAACACCGTCGCCCAGAACAGGCAGCATGTTGAGCAATTCAAGCGGACTATTAGACACATTGGGTGCAGTTGCACTGGGCGCTGCTGTAGCCAACCCATTGGCTACTGCCGCCTTGGCCAGCAGGATTGGAGGTATCTTCAAAAGCACAAAGGATGTTTTGCCGGCCAGCACAGCAGTACCAAAAAGTACTCCTACAGTAAATCCAGCCACCGCCGGCACAGGCTTTGGTGATGATGACACTGCTGCGTTCCAAACAGTAGGACCAGCTGACCCCAATGGGGTGTTGGCAGCCGAAGACGATGCCATTGCACAAAGCGATGCTGATGCATTTGAAAATTTATCACGTGGCCCAGCTGACCCAAATGGAGTACTGGCTGCTGAGGATGAGGCAATTGCGCAAAGCGATGCTGATGCAATTGAAAATTTATCACGTGGCCCGGCTGACAATGGGGTGTTGGCAGCCGAAGATGCAGCCATAGCAGAACAAGCAGCAGCACAAAGCGATGCTGATGCATTTGAAAATTTATCACGTGGTCCAGCTGACCCTACAGGAGTACTGGCAGCTGAGGATGAGGCCATACGTCAAGAACAAATTGCTGCTGATGACGCTGCCGCGTTTCGATTGAACGAAACAGTTAACGATCCTACAGGAGTACTGGCAGCTGAGGATGAGGCCATACGTCAAGAAGAAATAGCTCGCAGTGACGCCGAAGCGTTTCCCACTACCTTGCCCACTGACCCTACGGGGGTATTGGCAGCCGAAGACGCTGCCATAGCAGAACAACAAGCAGCTCAGGGCGACGCTGATGCGTTTGAAAATTTATCACGTGGTCCAGCTGACCCCAACGGGGTGTTGGCAGCCGAAGATGCTGCCATACGTGAGGATCAGATAGCAGCCGAAGATGCGGCACTGTTTGACCAAGTGGCTGCACAACAAGCGGCCGCACAACAACAAGCCACACTGGACCAAGCACGAGCACAAAACACCATTGCTAATCAGCGTAGAAATCCCAACAATGCAGACTGGCGGGTTAAGCTACGCTTGGCACCACAGGCTGATTATTTGTATGCAGCACCGGCACCTGGTATCTTGCAACCTCTTAAAGATCAAGGCGGTGTGATATTCCCCTACACACCTGCAATCAGCACTGCCTACAAGGCCAACTATTCCAGTTACGATCTCACACACTCCAATTACAAAGGTTACTACTACCAAAGCAGTTCAGTAGACGCAGTCACTCTGTCTTGTCCGTTCACTGCACAAAGCACAACCGAAGCCAACTACTTGCTGGCAGTGATACATTTTTTCAAGTCAGTGACCAAGATGTTCTACGGACAAGACGCCCAACGTGGCACACCGCCACCTTTGGTATATCTCACAGGACTGGGCGAATATCAATTCAACGAACACCCTTGTGTGGTCACTTCATTTACCTATACCTTGCCAACAGATGTGGACTACATACGTGCTCGTAGTCCCAACGTCAACAACAGCAACATGCTGAATCAACGGCAAGCTGGCAATGCTCGCTCACCTGGCACTACCTGGGGTGGTGGCATCCTGGGCCCATTGTTTGGCGGCGCAATCAACCGACTGGCCAATGCCGGCCTGCCCAAGGGCGGAAAAACAGCACAACCGGCACCGGCCACCTTTGGACTAAACAGTCCCACATATGTTCCTACCAAGATTGAAATAGCCTTAACACTGTTGCCAGTTCAAAGTCGCCAGCAACAAAGCCAACAGTTTAGCCTACGACAATATGCCAATGGCGACCTACTCAAAGGAGGATTCTGGTAATGGCAACCTACAACGCAACCAGTCCGTACGCAGCCACTGGCTACAGTCAGTTTTTTCTAGATGTCATGGTCAACAGACCCATACCTGCGCAGAGTGATGATCTGCCGTTTACAATCAATCAGACCTATCAGTACAGACCAGATCTCTTGGCCTTTGACCTGTACGAGAATGCGGGCCTGTGGTGGGTGTTCTATCAACGCAATCCCAACACCTTGACCAAGCCACCCTTGGACTTTGTGATCAACACATTGATCTACATACCCAAGATCAGCACACTGCGTTCAGCGTTGGGATTCTAATATATGGCCTATGAAATTAAACGCCAATCGACTACAGGCTTATTCATAGTCGTTGATACAGATACTGGAAAAACTATATCGCGAGCTGAGCTACCATCAGATGCAATTAATCTTGCAATTGAAAAAGGTGCACCAGTAGACAAACAAAGCCTGCTGAATGAAGCACGAGCTGTAGTTGACAAAGAAAATGAAACACAACCGACTCAAACGACAGCAGCCGCAGATGTTGCTACTAGTGATACCGGAGCCACACAGAATCCTGCACCGGCTCCTACCAGCACAGGAAGATTAACAACGGATCAAGCTGCCACCTTGGCCAGCAACACAGAAACAGGAACCAATCCTCCGGTAAAGACCTTAACAGAAACACAATCGGTCGACAATACCAGAGGATTGCCAATATACAATGAAGAAGGCGCCCTGGCAACTTCTCGTCGAAATCCCGAAACAGGAGAACTGTACATTCCGCTTGCAGAAGGACGCCCAGGCGGTGAACCCGGTGCGGCCACCAAAGGTGATGATGGTGTTACTGCTGCAAACACACAGCAAATTATATCAGCTGCCACTGCTGGCCAAAGTACTTTTGCGCCAAAAAACAATGTGTTGGATCAATATGCCAGTTATACCTACAACATTGGCTGGTACCTGCTGACACCGGAGCAGTACACTACCCTGCAAAAAACATCAAAAATAACAGTGAGTCAATACAACCTATTGATTCAAAGCGGAGGAGCTCCAGCAGGAACTGCTGGAGTACAACCTGAACTTCGAGATGCGTCCGGAAGAAGGACTGGATCAAGCGATCCTAGATCAACCACCTTTGCTGGCAGCAACTCAACCAACGCAGGTCGCAACCCATTCTTTGGATTGGATTACTATTTTGACAATCTAGAAATAAAAAGCACAATAACCGGCAAAGGCAGCAATAGAGCCCACAACGCCACTGAGTTGAGTTTTACTGTGACTGAAACTTCGGGCATAACACTGATCGACAACTTGTACAAAGCAGTACAGTCAGTGTACAAAAAAATCACCGAAGAATCTGTGAACGGAGTTCCCTATGTTGCTGCCTATTATGCACTGATCATACGGTTTTACGGCTACGATCAAAATGGAAAAATTGTGCAGGCCAGCGACTCTGACAACAACAATGCCGTTGTGGAAAAAATTATACCTTTTAGACTGTCTGACATCAATTTCAGTGTAAACAACAGGTTGGTTGAATATCAGGTCAAAGCAACAGCTATTCCTTACTCAATAGGATTTGGTTCTAACCTAGGTGTGATCAAAGCTGATATTGAGATATCAGGAGCCACAGTCAAAGACCTGCTGACCAAAGGTGTAGTATTGGCAGAAGTATCACCAGATGATGGCAGACAAACAACACCTACACCTCAGACGTCAACCGTGATTGATGGAACACCCAATCAAGAAGTAGGTGGCGGAACCATCAACAGTTTAGGAGCAGGAGCATAATACATGGCCAATATATTATTTGATGCAGAGCGCATTTCTAAAAAAAGATTCGGCGGACCCAATGGGACTCCCTTACCATCGACGCCAGAGGAGTTGGCGGCCAAACAAGCAATTTTGGTACGAGGCTCCACACCCACTGAAAGATCAGTAGATCTTTCAACTCTCCAAACCAAACCTGCATCTGCTACATCTGCACCACCCAAGGCCAACGCTGCGCCCAGTGTGAATAAAAATATTGCAGTTGGTCTCATCGCTGCATTGAACAAACAAGAAGCTGACCTTGTGAGTGCTGGAATTTGGGAAGTGGCCAATCACTACAGCATAGAATTTGCACCTGCTGGCCTGGGAGATGCCCGTGTTACCAAGGGCGGCAAGCCCAACAAGGCCAAGGTGCCTATGCAACAGTCAAAAAGCCCGTCAGACAAGGTCAATCCTAACACCAACTCTGCTGATTATGATGTGAGAACTTTTGACGCCAAAGCCGGCACACCGATTGTGGTTATTCTGGATGAAATATTAAAAAACAGCACCTATATTGCTGATCAAGCATCTGCCATAATTGATGAACCAACGCAAAAACCAAAACCACAAAAACCACTGGGAAATTTGGTCTGGTACAAAATTTCAGTGCAGACCACTCCAATCAAGCTGGACAAAAAACGCAATGACTATGCTTACAACATCACATATGTGATTTCTGCGTATCCTATAAACAGTATGGAAAGTGAATATTTTTCAAACGCAACCTTGCGCGGCCGACACAAGAGCTACAAATACTGGTTCACAGGACAAAACACTCAGGTGTTGAGATTCGAACAAAGTTTTAACAAATTATACCACACAACATTTACCAGCCCTCAGTTGTTGACTGCCACACGAATTGCAAACAACAGAGAAACACCTCCTCGTGAATATCAAGCGGCTGTGGCAGACAGCGGCAGTCAGGGAGCCGACGGCCGAACAAACTCAATAGGTGCATCAGCAGCGGATTACTTGTACAGCAGGTCAGACATTGCCAACTGTGAGTTGAACATTGTAGGCGATCCGGCCTGGCTACAGCAAGGAGAAGCTGCTACCGGCATCAGCTCACTCAACTTTAATTTTAATCCGTTCAATCCCGATGGCGGAATCAATTTTGACGCTCAGGAAATTATTTTTGATATACAATGGAATCCTGGAGTTGACTATGATCTAACAGGCACCGGCCTAGCCAACCCCAACAAAACAGGTACAGCCTCAGCGGTGTATACATACAAAACTACGCAAGTTGTTAGTAGATTCAGCAAAGGTAGATTTGAACAAGACATCAAAGGAACTTTTATTGATTTATTGGATCCAGCTACTGCTGCCGCTGCTGCTGGCAAAAACAACAATACTCAGCGTGCTGAAAGCGCCTCTCAAGCAGATGTTCGCAGAATTGACAATGCCATAGCTGCTGGCCAGGTACGACCACCCAACGTCATGACCGATGCACAAAGAAACGAAATATTTGCAGCAGAAGACGCAGCCATAGCAGAAGCAGCAGTGGCTGCCAATGATGCTGCCGCATTTAAAACTGTCCCTCCAACTGATCCTTATGGAGTGTTGGCAGCTGAAGATGCTGCCATAGCTGCGGATGCAGCAGCACAAGGGGATGCAGAAGCATTTGCAAGCCTGCGCCGACCTCCAACTGATCCGTACGGAGTGTTGGCAGCGGAAGATGCGGCTATACGTCAAGAACAAATAGCAGCCGATGATGATGCTGCTGCATTTACAACTATTCCTCCAGTAAATCAAATAATGAACAGAGAACCATAATGTCAGACAATATCATTAGAAACAGTGGAGTTGCACCAAACTACAAACTTGATCGTGGCGGCACAACTGCGGCTTTTGGACCCTTTGTTGGAGTGGTCAAAAACAACGTTGACCCCACAAGACAAGGCCGATTACAAGTGTACATTGAACAGTTTGCCGGTACAGATCCAGAAGATAAAACATTGTGGCGCACAGTGAGTTACTGTCCTTCATTCTACGGAGCAACACCACGCAGTCCCGGCAACAAAGGCGACACTAACAGTGTGGGCGGCTACATTGGCGGCAATCCACAAAGCTACGGCATGTGGTTTACTCCTCCAGACCTGGGTGTGAGCGTGTTGTGTGTGTTTGCCAGCGGAGACCCTAACTTGGGATATTACATTGGCTGTATTCCGGACCAAGGCATGACTCACATGATTCCAGCAATTGGTGCAAGCTCTGCATTTGATTTGCAAAACAGTGATCAAAAAAGCTATTACAAAGGCGCCACTGTGTTGCCAGTGACAGAAATCAATCCGGAAAATTCCAAGATTGATGACAACCCGCAGTTTTTCAAACAACCTAAACCAGTACACAGTTTTGTAACAGCAGAAATGTTTCAACAAGGTACCTTGGCAGACGTTCAGCGAGGACCAATCAGTTCAACCAGTCAACGAGAAAGTCCCAGCGGTGTCTTTGGACTGAGTACTCCGGGTCGTGCAGTGTATCAAGGTGGCATCAGTGAGTCTGACATTAAAAAACGCATTGCCGCCGGATCTATCACTGCCACAGACGTAAATGTGGTCGGTCGTCGAGGCGGCCATAGTATTGTATTGGATGATGGCGATCTTGAAGGGAAAGATAATTTAGTAAGAATTCGCACCGCTGGCGGACACCAGATCACCATGAGCGACGATGGCAATTTTTTCTATATCATTCATGCCAATGGACAAACATGGCTGGAGTTTGGACAAGAAGGCACCTTAGATGTATATGCCACAAACTCAGTCAATGTGAGAACACAAGGCACAATCAATTTGCATGCAGACGAAGATATCAACATGTTTGCCGGCAAAACCATCAACATGAAAAGCATGGCAGGTACCACGCTGGAAACTGAAAAAAAGTTAACTGTGTTCAGCAATGACGAAATGACTTTTTACAGCAAAGCTCGTATTGGAGTATTAGCAGATGGCAGTCTCGCAATGGTCAGCAACAAGGGGTCCTGGAACGCCGGCGGCGCCATGGTACTGCAAGCAGGCGGTATTGATCTTAATGGCGGCTCAGCCGAATCAGTTGCAGCACCTGTCAAATTGGAAAAACGTGTAATGCCCAACACAGAATTCAACAATGCCACCGGCTGGCAAATTGCAGCCACTGGATTAGAAAGCATTGTGACACGAGCACCCACACACGAACCATGGCCATTTCACAATCAAGGTGTCAGCGTGGAAGTGGCCATGGAAGAAGGACAACCAACTACTCCGCCCAATACTCCGTCTGTGCCTTCGGGTTGGTCAGGCACAGTAACCGGAGATGCCAATGGCTAAATTTACATTTGTGTTGCCAAACGGGCAGTTGTTCACACTCGAAGGACCTGCTGGTTCAACCCTGGCACAAGCAGAAAAAATTTATCTTGAACAACTGGCTGCTGGTGCATTTGTTGGACTGAGATCTGGGGATCAGTTGCAGTCACTTGCCGACACAGTGATTGAATTTAGCCAGTCAAGGCTCTCACGTGGAACAGCTGGTGTTCCAGATGTACCACTGTTGGCAATTTACAAAGGTGGCGGCATTGGATCCACTGGTGTAACCAACAATACTGGCTTGAACAATACAATAATTGTGTCGTCTTTGCCCTTGTTGACAGACGTACCAATCAACAACGGCATAACCACAGCAGATTATGTGGATCAATCAACAGTGACAGAATCAATTGGTCCACTGTCAACCACACAAGTACAGGCTGTGATGGCAGCGGTAGCAGCCAGTGTATGCCAGCCAGCTGATGTAGCAACCGACGAACTTGGTGTTGGCAAATACGGTCTAAGTGTGCAACAATTAGAAGACGCTGGATACCTAAAGTGCGGTACCACTGCTAGATTTCTAGGACAAACACAATGATTAGACCAATGGATGTATTAAAAAGTCCCAGTGTCTGGACCGGCAAAGACGGTGTAGCAGCCGTGACAGATTTGTTGAAGAATCCCCCACTGCAAGATAAAATTCAATTTGGGCTAATGAAATCCAGTTTTGACACCTTGGTCAAAACTGGGGAAATAGTAACACCCGGTACTGATTTAAAAAAGCCAACAGGACAACTGTACGATGCTGCCGCCAATGCAGGAAAGAATTTGATATCAGCATCAGCCGGGCTGGTGGCGGCACCCAAGGCACTGAGTAGCCTGGCCGGTGACAGCCTTTCAAATCTTTCTGGGCCACTCAGCGGAGTAACCGGTGCCCTTGGTGGAATAACCGGTACAATCAGTGGAGCAGTTGGCAGTGCAACCGGTGCGTTCGGCGGAGCGTCTAGTGCTCTCGGTAGCATAACCAGTGGATTACCAAATGTATCAAGTTTGGCCAACCGAGGCACAGCTGAGCTTGGTGGGTTATTGGCCAATGCCAGTAAATTTGGAGTTGGCAATGCAGTGTCCTGGGCCAAAGGCACAACATCTGCAACTGATGCAATATCCGGCGCAGCAGGCTCGTTGGCCAGTGGAGTGTCGGGAGCAATATCTGGAGTATCCGGTGCTGGCAGCAATCTGACGTCAGGGTTGAAAACTCAGATGGATTCACTGGCCAAACAAGGTCAGTTTGCAGTGAATTTTAGCGACTTCAAACTGCCGGCTGCTGTGGCAGGAATCGTCCCTGCTGCAGGTTTCAAAGGAACAGTTGATAGATCTACACTGAACGCAGCCACTTCTAAGTTGATTGGCAGTGATAAAATACCGTTGCCTAATTTCAGTCCTCAAGCCGTTGACACTTCTGCATTAACCGACGCTGCCAGCAAGGCCAAGTCTGCACTGAGTGGGAGCCTCGATGCTCAGGGCCTGTTGTCTAAAGCCTCGGGTGCTCTGGGCACTGTGACCGGAGCAGGTGCATTGGCCAACTTACCTGGAGCCGGCGCTATATCTGGCTTGACTGGCGGCCTAACAGCAGCAAACATTGATAGTAAAATTAATGCACTGGGGGATCCCAAAGCGCCTCCATATACCGGCGATGACCCAGTTATTAGAGCACGGTTGGGGTTACCGCCGGTTCGCGCAGCCTAAGCAATTGAGTAAATACAAACATGACAACATTTGTAGGATTTAACACAATTGGGCAATCAAAAAAATTCACACTGGTGGATTTTGAATTGGTCAAGCGAGATCTGTTGAACGCATTTAACATACAACAGGGCCAGGTGGTCGGCCGTCCCGGATACGGAACTGTGATCTGGAGTTATTTGTTTGAAAATCAAACCCAAGATACTGAACGTGCTATTCTAGCAGAAATAAATCGTGTGGCCAGCCTGGATCCAAGAATTTATATTCAATCAGCTGAAATGTTTCCGCAAGACAACGGTATATTGATTCAGTTAGCATTGATGATGGTGCCTGGGCAAACCACCGAGTTCTTGACACTGTATTTTGACCAGCAGACTCGCACTGCCAGCTACACCTAAACATAAACTGGGTGGTTTATTTTTGCCATAAATAATCTACAAGATGGATTATTATGGCAAAAACTACTAGACAAACCACGGTATTTGGTGTAGAGGATTGGAAAAGAATCTACCAGACCTACCGCGAAGCCGACTTCCAAAGTTATGACTTTGAGACTTTGCGCAAAAGTTTTGTAGATTATCTACGATTATACTACCCAGAAACATTCAACGACTACATTGAGTCAAGTGAATTTATTGCCTTGCTGGATGTCATGGCATTTATGGGTCAGGCCCTGGCATTTCGTACAGATCTAAACACTCGTGAAAACTATCTAGACACTGCTGAGCGGCGTGACAGCGTGGTCAAACTGGCCAACCTGGTGGGATATACCCCCAAGCGCAACACCGAATCATCGGGCTATCTCAAAGTATTTTCAATTCAAACTACAGAAAATATTGTAGACTACAACGGCATTAACTTGGCCAACATCACGGTGAACTGGGCAGATCCAACCAATTTTGATTGGCAAGAACAGTTCACTGCCATCATCAATGCTGCACTGCTAAACACTCAACGCATTGGCCGCCCCGGCAACAGAACCACAATTCAAGGAATTCGCACAGACGAGTATACCGTTAACCTGTTGCCAGGCTTTTTGCCTGTGTTGCCATACAGCGCAGTGATCGACGGAATCAACATGCCATTTGAAGCTGTCAGTAGCACTGCCAGTGGCCGCGATTATGTGTACGAGCCTAGTCCGCGACCCAACGGACAATTTAATTTCTTGTTTCGTAATGATCAGTTGGGGTTTGCAAGTGCCAACACAGGATTCTTCTTGTTGTTCAAGCAAGGTGTTTTGCAAAATCAAGATTTCAACTTGCCAGAACGCATTGCCAACCGGGCAGTAAACATCAACATTGAAGGCATCAACAACACTGATCGTTGGTTGTATCAATTGGACAACGTGGGCAATGTTGCTCGAGAGTGGGTATTTGTTGAAAGTGTGTATACTGCCGCAGTTGAGCAACAGGCCTCGTTGCGTCCTTTGTATTCAGTCACCAGCAGAGCAAATGATCAAATCACCATGAACTTTGGCGATGGTGTGTTTTCTGAGATTCCAGTTGGACAATTCCGTTCTTATGTTCGTGCAAGCAATGGGTTGCAGTACATTATCAATCCAGAAGAAATGCAAAACGTGATTTTGAGTATCAGTTATGTCAGTCGTAGTGGACAACTGGAAACACTCACCTTGACCTGTGGTATTACAGAACCAGTGAGCAATGCTCTGGCTAGAGAAACAATCAATGAAATAAAGCAACGTGCTCCTGCTCGATACTACACACAAAACCGCATGGTCAACGGGGAAGATTACAACAACTTTCCATTCACAGCCTACAACTCAATTATCAAAAGCAAGGCACTGAATCGTGCGTCAATTGGTACCAGTAGATATCTTGACCTGGTTGACAACACCGGCAAATATTCTTCTACCAACACATTTGGTAGCGACGGTGCTTTGTATGAAAGCAATGTGTTGCCAACATTTTTGTTCACCTGGTTAACCACCAATGACATCAGTGATGTCATTACCAATCGAGTTGAATCACGATTGACCGACAATGCTGCCACACAATTTTACTATGCCAATTATCCAAGACCGTTGTTGTCTGCACTCGGAGTGACATGGAATCAAAGCACAACATTGGCAAACGAAACCACCGGCTATTTTAAAAATCCAGCTGGCACACCTGTGTCGCTTGGTATCTACGCCAGCAACAACATGAAATACGTAAAAGTTGGCAGCTTGATCAAATTTGTGCCACCCACTGGATACTATTTTGACGCCAACAACCGATTGGTGCTAGGTGTACCTACCCGTGCTGACGAAAAATTAACAATTTGGGCCGCTGCCCAAGCAATATACATTGACGGAACAAATCAAGGCCTGGGCAATTTTAGCAATGGATTGGGTCCTGTGGTGCTCAACAACTATGTGCCAACCGGTGCAGTGTGTACTCAAGTTATTCCATTGTTTAGCACTGACTTGGGAACAGAGGTGCGCAACAGTGCATTGGCACAGATCGAACTGTATCGAAATTTTGGCCTCGGCTACGACAATTTGACCAATGAGTGGTACTTGATTACTTCTACCAATATTGACATTGACGCAGACTGGAGTCCAGCTTACGAAGGCGATACATCTGGAGCAAATCTAGACGCCAGTTGGTTTTTGCAATTTGTCACCGACGGTGAATCATACACAGTGACCATTCGGTCTTTGAATTACTATTTTGGCAGTGTGATTCAAACACGATTCTTCTTTTACGGCGACGAACAAATTTATGACAGTCGAACTGGCACAACCATTCGCGACTTTGTGCGAGTGTTAAAAACAAACAGCAGACCAGATTCGAACCTGCCATTGGAAAGTGATGTTTCCATGCGCATTATTGACCAACCTGTGCAGCCCGATGGTTATGTAGACGACTATCAGGTCTTGGTAACATGGCAAGATAGAGATTCAGACGGCGTTCCAGACGATCCGGATTTTTTCGACACAATCGTTGCACCCAATATTGACTCCACAACCAAACAAGTGTTTTTCCAACGAATTGTAGACATTGACAATCTCGAAAGATACTTGCTGATCAACAAAGGCGTGGTCAATGATCAATATGCAACTCTTGATGAAATTGAATTGTACAAAGCACAATATATACCAGGCCAGGTATTTTATGCCTATGGTGTGTTCAATACCACAAGCAACTCATACACCACCGATCCAGCATTTTATGTACTGACAGCAACAGCCACAGGAACAAGAATACTGGTGCCAACAACTGAATACATAACCCGAGTGGGACGTCAAGATCTGTATTTCCAATATAGACACAATAGTCCTCTTACTAACCGCATTGATCCAGGATCAACCAACATCATCGATATATATGTAGTAACCAGTGCATATTATGCAGCATATCGAAACTATATTTTAGACTCAACAGGGTCTATACCAGAACCTGCGCCACCGTCTATAGACACGCTGACCACAGAGTATGCTGGACTGCAAGATTACAAAATGATTTCCGACAACATGATCATCAACTCTGTGGTATTCAAACCATTGTTTGGTGCCAAAGCAGCAGAACAGTTGCAAGCAACTATCAAGGTTATCCGTGCCAGTAACTCTACTGCATCTGTAAGTGAAATCAAAAGTTTGGTAGTGGCCAATATTGATGCATATTTTGCAATTGAAAATTGGGACTTTGGCGACACATTTTATTTCTCAGAACTGTCGGGATACCTGCACCAGCAAATTGGCGACGTAATAAGTTCTGTAGTGTTGGTACCATTGAACCCACAAAAAAGTTTTGGCGATTTGTATGAAATTAGATCTGCACCAAATGAAATTTTTGTCAACGGAGCCACGGTGGCAGACATTCAAGTGATCGAAGCACTAACAAGTACAAATCTTAGAACTGCACCGGGCAGCGGAGTAATCTAATGGCAAAAGTAAGAACGGTAGATTTTTTACCAGAAATATTTCAAACACCTACCAACAAGCAAGTCTTGTCTGCCACACTAGACCAACTGGTACAAGAACCTCAATTTAAAAAAACACAGGGCTATGTTGGACGCCGAGTTGGTCCCGGCGTCAATGCCGACGACAAGTATGTGGTAGAAAGCACTGATACACGTCGTGACTATCAACTAGAGCCTGGTGTTATTATTAAAAAACCAGATTCTGATTCAGTCAAAGATGCTATCACCTATCCTGGTATCACTGATGCATTGGCCACTCAAGGTGCATTGGTCAACAACACCAATCGACTTTATACCAGCGAATATTATACCTGGGATCCTCTGGTCAATTTTGATGCGTTTGTAAATTATAGTCAGTACTACTGGTTACCAGCAGGTCCGTTGCCAGTTGATGTGGGCGGAACTTCAGTGCCCCTGACAGATGAATTCACAGTAACAAGAGAAAACGGCGTATATACTTTTTCTGGTTACTCTGGTGAAAATCCTGTCATTACTTTGCTACGCAGTGGCAACTACAAATTTGATGTGGCACAAAATGCCAAAGAAACAGTAAATTATCGTGTTACTGCTAGTAGCACATCATCATACATCATTGATTACATACCAAATCCAACACTGACTCTGGTTCGTGGTAATACCTATGTGTTTAATTTGACATTGGGTGTGGTATCTCCATTCTGGATCAAAACAGCACCAACTCAAGGTCGTGGCGATTCTTACAACACTGGCGTAAGCCGTAACGGTGCAAATACTGGGAACATCACATTCACTGTTCCTCAAGATGCGCCTGACATCTTGTACTATGCCAGCGAAACACAGTTCAACATGCAGGGACGGCTGAACATTGTGGACGGAACTGCAGGCACCGGGCCAGGATTTTGGATTCAAGCCACACCCGGGGTAAATGGTGTGTTGCCCTGGTCACCCAACATCAGCAGCAGAGATGTGCTGGGAGTAACCAACAACGGAGAAGATCTTGGCACAGTAACTTTTGATGTGCCATTGGCCACAGATCAAAATTTCTATTATACTCTTGCCAGTATTGGCACAGTGAATTTGGTCACCAATTTAACCTTTGATCAAATCAATAACATTTTTGTATCTGAATTTTTTGAGTCATATCCCTCGGGTATTGATGGCATCACTGATTTGAATGGACAAACTCTGGTGTTTGTCAATCCGGATCCTGCACAAGACGTCTGGGAAGTTACAAGTCAATTTGATCCGCTGCCGAACATAGGCAACGTTCAAAGTGGCACAGGATCGTTTGACAGCACAACATTTGATCAAGCAATCCCACTTACACAAGCACAGCGTTACAGTGTGTGGCAAATACAATATGTAACCACCAGCGGCGGACAACAATACATTCAACTCAACAGTGTGTTACCTGTTGCAAACTTAGAAAAATTTACCATAAACTCTGGAGTGCAGTACTCAAATACAGAGTGGTACAAAGATGCCTCGGGATATTTTGAACAGATCCCATTGTTGACTGCAATCAAGGATGTATTGTACTATCAAGACGGCACTGACCCGGGTATATTTGGTCAAATTCGTCTATTGGATCAAGACAATGCAACCACAACTTACATTGAAGACATACTGGGAAAACAAAATTATACCAGTTCCAATGGTGTGGTGTTTACCAATGGTCTCAAAGTGCAATTCCGTGGCACTACAGTACCTGCTGAATATGAAAATCAAGAATACTATGTTGAAGGAGTTGGTTCTGCAATCAAGCTGCTGCCGGTTAGTAATTTTATTACTCCAGAAACATTCACACAGAATTCTCCTATTCCCTACGACACCTTGCCTTTTGACATAGGCAATTATGACTTTGATTTAAATGCTCCACTGGTTCCGGATTATCTCACAATCAATCGCGCTAGTCCAGATCTTAATGCATGGTCACGGGGCAATCGATGGTTTCACATTGATGTAATCAACGCAGCCGCTGCATACAACAACACCACACCGGTGTTGAACAACTCACAACGAGCCAAAAGACCTATACTGGAATTTTATGCAGGAATACAACTGTTTAACTTTGGCACACAGGGCAAACAACCAGTTAACGTTGTTGACTTTGACACAACCGACGCATTGAGTCAAATCAATGGCACCACTGGCTACAGTACCGACGGCTATACCTTTGCTCAGGGTTCACGTGTTATTTTTGCAGCAGATACAAACCCACAGGTTAAAAACAAAATCTATGTGGTAAATTTTATTACTCCAGATACTCAGTCACCGTTGATTGCACAACCTATTATCAATCTGGTACCTGCTGACGATGCAGAAGTACTGGCCAATCAAACTGTAGTGGTACTCACCGGTCTTGACCAGCAAGGCAAAAGTTATTACTTTGATGGAGTAGAATGGCTTACCGCACAAGAAAAAACACAAGTAAATCAAGCGCCGTTGTTTGACGTGTATGATGCTGATGGTGTTAGTTTCAGCAACATCAACAAGTATCCTAGTACAACATTTGTTGGAAGTAAACTATTCAGCTATGCCGTGGGCACAGGCGTTGCTGATACTGTTCTGGGTCTGCCATTACGCTATCTGAGTTTGACCAACATCGGCGATATTGTGTTTGATAATAATTTTTACACAGACACATTTGTATATGTTATCAACAATGCTGGTATTACTACCAACGTGAGCAATGGATTTGCTTACCAATATAATGATCGAGTTGCGTACGAGAGAAAAAGTGGCTGGCAAGTTGCTGCAACACCCAGTCAAATACGCCAGCAGTTTCAGTTTACATACAATGGTGCACCGTTGCGTCTCAACATCAACGTGCCTGCAAACACAACAGTGCCTGCTATTCAGTTGTTTGTGTCAAATGCATTTGTGTTGCCCAGCGAGTACACTGTAACAACCACCTCCACAACTACTACAATCGTTCTCAATAACATTTACTTGCCGGGTTCAATAATTGAAGTGCAAGTGTTGAGCAACCAAGATAGTGAAAACGGATTTTATCAGATACCTAACAATCTAGAAAACAATCCGTTCAACATCAACAGTCCTGAGTTTACCCTTGGCACTATAAGAGCACATTATGAAAGTATTGCTGAAAATTTAATTAATTTCTCTGGTGCTATTAACGGATCCAATAACACTAGAGATCTGGGCAACATTGGTCGGTATGGCACACTTATCTTACAACAAAGTGCGCCCTTGACTCTGGCAGGCTTTTTTATGAGAAGCCAAGAATACAACATTTTTAAATCACTAGAATTCAACGATAGAGAATACAACAAATTCAAGAATAGAATGTTGGAAAGTGTTATTCGCAGTGAATGGGGAAATTTATCAACCAGCCAGATTCTTGACGCTGTAGTAACTGATTTAAACACAGGCAAAACCAATATCAACAGTTTCTTCTACAGCGACATGCTGCCAAGCGGAAACGTGTACACAGAAATTGTTCACATAGTAACACCAATCACAATTGGAACATTTGACACTGTTCAGACATACACATTTACTTCAGCTAATTTCTTGGGACTTTTGGTCTACTTAAACAACAATTTGTTAACGCTGAATTATGATTACACTGTGGCCACTGACGGCCCGCGGGTCACTGTCACTGTGCCACTGGCAGTGGGCGATCAAGTTACGATTCGCGAATATGCCAACACAACTGGTAACTTTGTGCCCAACACACCTACCAAATTGGGATTGTATCAATCATATGAACCCAAAGTGTTTGTGGATGAAAATTATGTAAATCCCACAGTGGTCATACGCGGCCATGACGGCAGTATCACTGTTGCGTTTGGTGACATACGCGATGACATACTGCTGGAATTTGAACGCAGAATTTTCAACAACTTAAAGACTGAAAACAATCCTGTGCCAGTTATACCAGAAGAAGTAATTCCTGGTTACTTCCGCACGACAGATTATTCTCAAGCAGAAATTACAAATATTCTGAGCGAAAGTTTTCTGACCTGGGTGGGTCAAAACAAACTGGACTATAAAGAACAACAATACATTGCCAATAATCCGTTCACCTACAACTACAGTCAGGCTGGTGACAAAGAAAAAAATCAACCCTTGCTGGGCGCATGGCGCGGCATCAGTAGATATTTTTATGATACACTGAGTCCAAATACCACACCTTGGGAGATGTTGGGCTTTGCACAACAACCCGCATGGTGGGAAAATCGTTACGGTCCTGCTCCATACACACAAGACAACTTGGTGCTGTGGGACGACATCCAGGCCGGCATTGTTGCTGATCCTGCTGGCTATTATGTACGTCCTGAGTTTGTAAGACCAAACCTATCAACATATTTTATTCCCAATGGAACCGAAGGCCAGTTACTACCTCCGTTGAACAGTGTTGTTGGACAATACGATCCCAATGTTTGGCGCAAGAGTTGGGTAGTAGGCGACGGCGGCCCAGTGGAAGCTGCCTGGTGGACCAGCAGCAGTTATCCATTTGCTGTGATGCGACTGCTGGCACTGACACGCCCGGCAAAATTCTTCAGCTTGTTTGCAGATCGAGATCTTTACAAGTACAGTGAAGAATTTGAACAGTACCTTTACAACAATCGTTATAGACTAGATGCCAATGGCGTAGAAGTATACGGTGGACACGTAAATGTATCAACTGGAGCAATTACTCCTGTCAGCAAAGCCAGTTATATCAACTGGATTGTGGATTACAATCAACAACTGGGCATCAACTCAACTGAGACTTTGGAAATTGCACTGGCAAGTCTTGATGTTCGTTTGTGCTGGAGAACTGGCAGTTTTACCGACAAACAGTATCTCAAAATATATACTGAGCGTTCCAGCCCTAACAGTCAGAATTCAAGTTTGTTACTGCCAGATGAGAGCTATGATTTGTTGTTGTACAAAAACTCTCCATTCAGCACTGTTGCGTACAGTGCGGTGATTGTGCAAAGCACAGACACCGGCGGTTATGCAGTGTTTGGCTACAGCACAACAGAACCGTATTTTGATATTTTTGCAAGCCGTGCCAGTGGACAGTTGCAAACAGTCAGTGCCGGCGGCAGCACAGTGCAAGTTCCGAAACAATACACCAATGACATTGCACAGGTTCCTTATGGATTTGTGTTTACAAATCAGTCCTCTGTGGTTGATTTCTTGTTGAGTTACGGACAGTACCTGGCATCACTGGGATTGATATTTGACACTAGAGAAAATGGATACACAGTTGATTGGCAACAGATGGCCAGAGAGTTCTTGTACTGGGCAAATCAAGGATGGGCACCAAACAGCCTGATCAACCTGAATCCAGCTGCACTACAACTGACTGCAGAAAAGCCCGGCGCAGTGGTTGATAATGTCACAGTACAGAATCCAGAAAACATGTTGCTGGATCAAAATCGCACACCATTTGATGCTAGAAATCTAGTGATTGAACGGCTGGAAAATAAATTTACACTGACCAGTGCAAACAATCAGTCCATTGCTTATGCTAAATTGCAATTTGTCAATTATGAAAATCTTGTCATTCTTAACAACGTCAGTATCTTTGATGACTTGATTTATAATCCAGCCACCGGTGCAAGACAAAATCGGGTGTACGTATCAGCCTTTACTACCACTGAGTGGAACGGTACACTAAATGCTCAGGGATTTGTACTCAATCAAGATAACATTGCCACCTGGGTACCGAATCGCAAGTATGCCAAGGGCGAAATTGTCAACTACAAAAACAATTATTGGTCAGCACAAACCATAATTCAACCCAAATTGGAATTTGCCTATGCTGACTGGGTCAAGAGTGACTATACCAAGATACAAAAAGGACTGTTGCCCAACATTGCCAACAAGGCAGATCAGTTGGCCAACAGCTACAACACGCAAACTGCCAACCTTGAAAGTGACAATGATCTATTGAGTTACGGACTGATTGGTTTCCAACCAAGAGATTACATGGTTGCGCTGAACCTTGATGACACAAGTCAAGTTAATCTATATAAACAGTTTATTGGATCCAAGGGAACTATACTAAGTGCTGAAATATTCACCGGCGCCAATCTTGGAAAAGAAGTTGCCGATTATCAAATATACGAAAACTGGGCAGTGCTTCGCGGCACGTATGGAGCAAATGCAAATCGCAGCTACGTAGAACTGCGGCTAAATGAAGCCTTGATGCAAAGTGATCCGGCCACGGTACAGATAATTGAACCAGGTGAATCAAGTTTGGCAAACCAAACTGTGCTGTTGAATGACGTATGGCGCGAAAGCTATAAGTTGACCTCGCCGGACTTCTTAACAACCACTACCACTGTAATTACTGATACAGCATTGCCAACCGCCGGCTATGTCAATATTGACGACGTTGACATAACTGTGTTTTCTCTAGATGATCCAAGTGCTATTTCCGCTGATCTAGACAACATTGGTAATGGCACACGAATCTGGGTAGCAAAAACCAACAGCTACGACTGGGACGTTTATCGTGCCACACAAGTTCCGGGCAGAATAACTCGTGTCACTGACAATCTCGACGGCACCAGCCTGGTATTGTTCAGTCAAATACACAATTTAAAACGCGGCGATTTGTTGATTGTTCGTTTTTTCAACGATTCGTTCAACGGCGTGTACCGCGTGTTGACAACAACCACACCAACCACACTCACAGTGGCCTACACATTCACAAACGGCAATCAGACAACCATAGCTGGCGAAGGAATAGGTTTCTATCTTGACACCATGCGTGTATCTCAGGCCAGTGATGTCGGCACATTATCTTATGCCAATGAATTGGTGCCAGGCGCCTTGGCCTGGGTTGACAACAACGGCGCAGGGCTGTGGGAAGTGCTTGAAAAACAAAATGTATTTTCACCCAGCTACGCTCTTACTTCCAATAACCGCCAGGAAAACTCCGGGTATGGCACAAGTATTGCACAAGCATATGAAAATATTGCAGCGTTGGTGGGCGCACCAACATACAACACCGCTGGAGGGATATATCCTTATCTTAGAGGAAAAGATGCTAGATACGAAGAAAACCCAGTGTTGCAATTGGGTGCCACTGGTACACTTGGTTATGGAAATGCAGTAGACATTGGTTATCAATCGTGGGCGATTGCAGGTGCCAACCTTAGTGCCAGTGGTGTTGGATATGCTGCTATAATCTATCGAGCACCGTCGAGCAACAGATTTATACAGACACAGTTGTTGATTGCACCTAACTATTCAACCAGTGCTGGTAGCTTTGGTACGTCAGTCACTATAAGCCGAGACGAACGTTGGGCATACGTGGGTGCGCCTGCACAAAATGCAGTATATGCATACGGCCGCGTGGATGAAGAAATTCAGCAAGTGGAATACATGGGCGACAGTGTCACAGCATCATTTGACTACAGCAATAATCTAGTGTTTGATTTGGCACAGCCCGATCAAATTTCTGTTCTTGTCAACAACGTGAATCAACAGTATGGAGTTGATTTTAACATAAGTTCAACAGCCGTGATATTTGTCACGCCGCCCCTTAAAGATTTGCCAATTTTGATTGTGAGAAAGTTTTCTCAACAAATAGACGCACAAACATATTACAATATATTGCAAAATTCAACTGTTGGCAGTGGATCTGGGGCAAGATTCACTGTTGGGCGTGTGCGCGGAACTTATTATGTGACATTGACAGCACCGGGTATTGCCTATGCTGTTGGCAATACTCTCACTATCAATGCAGCAGCCATAGGTGGGGGATCATCGCCTGCTAATGATTTAACTATCACAGTTACCAGTGTTACCGCCGGCGGAATAACAGGATTTACCTATTCTGGGTCAGGTGTGGGTACCACTTCTGTGTTTGATCTAGAACCATACTTGTATACTGCCACAAATATTGATTCTTTTGATGTCACTGTGAATGAAATACTGCAACGTCCTTACATTGACTATACTTTTGCCGGAACTACATTGACTTTTAGATCTGGATCAATTCCTACAGCAGGCACCATTATCACAGTCAACACCGGCACTTATTTCAAATATGTTAACACTATTACAGGCCCTGCTGGGTCCGGCTTTGGAACCAGCGTTCGTTCCGGCACAGACGGACGTCAACTGTTGGTTGGAGCACCGACCAGCAATGTCAATGGGTTGATTGCAGGAAGTACATATGCATACGATCGCAGTGTACTGAGATACCAAGTAGGCATTGGCGAAACCGCAACAAAGACATTTGCGTTGCCGTCGGGTTATGTTGCTCCAGTGTCGGTATTGCTCAATGGTGCTTTCTTGAACAACAGCGATCAATTTCTAAATGGCGAGTTCACAGTAACAGGTAGCAATGTAGTACTAGCTGCCACATTGACACTGTCAGTGGGCGACATTATTGAAATTGAAAGCAATATATTTCAACAAATACAGCAGATCACAATTGACACACCATTTGACGAAGCACAATTTGGCACAGATGTTGATTTGTGTCCAAACAATTGCAGTGTTTACATAGGTGCACCGGAAGATGGCACAATCTACATTGGTGCTGGCAGTGTTCAGCGCAATGTGAATCAAGCCCGAGTGTATGGAATAATATCTTCACCTGTTGCAAACCCTACATTGACCACTGGCAACACACTGCGTGTCAACAACTACGAAGTAGCAGTTCCAGCTACCTATGTCAAAGATGGAGTAACTGTACCTGGCAATAATGTTGCTGGCTTGGCCTTTGCCATCAACAATGCCAATGACGGAGTCGGTATACCAAACACTGTGGCCACAACATCTGCAGATTTGTTCTTTGCAGGCGACAACATTACAAAAACATTTGACATTGGTGTGACATACTCACAGTATGGCACCAATTATACCACTGTGGTATACATTGGCAATATACTACAAACTTTCAACGTTGATTACACTTACAACAACACAACAGGCACGATCAATTTTGTTACAGCACCAGCCACTGGCGCAGTGATAAAAGTTGTTTCTGGTGTATTGACTCTCAGTGTGATAAATTCTGCTGCTGCCACGCCTGGGGCAAAATTAGATGTACTACCAGGACTAACAGGCTCTGCATTTGCAAACATTGGATTTGTGAACTATGCCTACACGCAAACAATAACCAGTCCCAATCCCACACCCGGCGCAAGTTTTGGATCCACTGTGTTTATCAACACAGATTCAACCAACCTAGTGGTTGGTGCTCCTCGCGGTAATTTGTACCAGCCAGTGACCTTTGATTCCGGAACAACATATTTTGATGATCGCAGTACAGTGTTTTCCACTGTGGTAGTTCAAAGTGGTGTTGTGTATACCTTTGATTATCTGTCAAGTTCAACTGACTCGGTCACAAACCCAGGAAAGTTTGTGTTCGGACAACAAATGTACGACAACAGCATAGTTGAACTTGATCGCTATGGCACTGCAATCAGTTATGTAACAGGTAGATTGCTGATCGGCTCGCCTGGCAGTGACCTTGGAGACAGCACCAGTCTTAATTTTGGTCGAGTCAGTGTGTTTGAAAACGCTGACAGAACTCCAGCCTGGACAGTCAAACACATACAACAGCCAGTGGTCGATATTGCATTGTTAAACTCTGTTTACATGTATGATAAATTGGCTTCTGAAATCACATCGTATTTGGATTTCTTTGATCCGTTGCAGGGCAAAATTCTTGGAGTTGCCAGAGAGAACATTGACTATATTGGAGCAGTAGATCCTGCAAATTACAACACAGGTCCAGTTCGAAATGTTGGCAATCCGTGGGGATCCTTAAAAGTTGGACAAATATGGTGGGACACAAATTCAGTTCGTTTCATTGATCCAAACCAGGACAATATTGTCTATGCAAGTCGTCGTTGGGGCCAGGTATTCCCGGGTAGTTCTATAGATATCTACCAATGGATCGAAAGTGATGTGGCACCGGTCAATTACGCAGGCCCAGGCACACCATTGAGTGTATTGAGTTACACCACTCGTGCAGAACTCAATGCTGACAATATTTTTGCAACTCGTTATTATTACTGGGTGCGAAACATATCCACGGTGGACACAGTGGCAGGTAAAAAATTAAGCACAACTGCCATAGCCAATTATATTGCCAATCCACGTGCCAGTGGCATTTCTTATATTGCGCCGTTGAATGCAAGCACAGTTGCAATTTACAATGTATTTGGTTTGATCAATGCCCAGGATACCATCCTACACATAGAATACGATCGAATACTCAACGACGACAACGTGCATCAAGAATATGAACTGATTGCCGACGGCCTGGCTGACAGTTTCCTTAGCGATAATTTATATCTCAAACTGCAAGATAGTCTGAGTGGAATCAATATTCTTGGCGCCCCAGTGCCTGACACCAACCTAAGCCCGGTAGAACGTTACGGCGTTGAATTTAGACCACGACAAAGCATGTTTGTTGATCGCTTTGCTGCGTTAAAAAATTACCTGGGTCGTGCCAATCGAATACTGGCAAATTATCCAATTGCTGAAACCAAAGATTTTTCTTTGCTCAACAGCAAAGAACAAGAGCCTGGTGCCAGCACAGGGGCCTGGAATAAACGAGTTGCTGATCTAACAGAACTGGGTTATCAGAATCTGGCATTGGTGCCTGTTGGGTACAAATATCTAGTGATGACAGACTCGTCTAATTCGGGATTCTGGACCATTTACGAAGTGACCATTAGCACCACAGTAGCATTTACCAAAGAACTGTCACTTATCCGTGTGCAGAACTACGACACACGACGTTATTGGAGTTACATAAATTGGTATCAACCCGGTTACAACAGCACATTGAATCCTGTTGCTACAGTTGCAAATTATGCTGGTCTATCCGTGTTAACACTGGAAACAACCCCTGTTGGATCCAGTGTTGAAGTATCCAATGCACTAACAGGCAAATATGAGATTTATCAACGCACACTAACTGGATGGGATCGTGTAGGCCTTGAAGACGGCACAATTGAATTCAATGCAGAATTATGGGATTACGCCATTGGCAATTTTGGATTTGACCTGGAAGTGTTTGATGCTCAATACTTTGATCAAGAACCTGTAATTGAAACACGCAAAGTAATTCAAGCAATCAATGAACAGTTGTTTATTGACGAACTAGCAATTGAACGCAACCGTTCGTTGATTTTGATGTTTGAATTTATCATGAGTGAATTCCCTGCCCCGGACTGGTTGATAAAAACCAGTTTGATTGATGTTGATCATAAAATTCGTAACTTATTGCCTTACCAGTCATTCCGTCAAGACAATCAAGATTTTGTGTTGAATTACATTCAAGAGGTCAAACCTTACCACACACAAATCCGAGAATTTAATTTGCTGTACAACGGCAACAATGAATATGATGGAATGTTAACGGATTTTGATAATCCTGCGTTTTATGATACCAGTCTGGTGGTGCCACAATTTATTAGTCCAGTGTTGCTGCCATATACACAATCGACGGCCAACAGCAGAACTAATTTTGATGCAAACACTGAAGCCAGTGCTGTGTTGTGGACAGAAACTCCTTGGAATGAATGGTACAACAATTATACATTGAACGTTCAATCTATTGTGATTACAAATCCCGGCACAGGTTATAGCACAGCGCCAGACGTGGTGGTCACAGGTGACTGTGTTACGCAGGCCGAAATGACTGCGGTTGTCAACAGTGCCGGGCAGGTAATTGCAATCACAATTGATAACTATGGCAGCGGCTATATTACTACTGCAACAATAACATTGGTAGGTGGCAATGGTACAGGTGCCACTGCTGCGGTTGTCATGGGCAATAATTTAGTACGCCAACTTAAAACTACCATCAAATATGATAGATATGAATATTCGTCTAACATTGTTGAATGGCAGCCAAATGTAAACTATGATAATGGCACTCAGGTCAGATATCTAAATCGCGTTTGGCAAGCAGCCAACAGTGACAGTACTGGCATTCAAAGTGCTACATTTGATCCACTGGATTGGGTAGAAGTAAATGCCGGTACACTGACAGGTGTTGACCGTACCATGGGATTCTATGCTCCAACTGCTGATCAACCTGGTCTAAGTCTGCCGTTGTTGATTGATGGTGTTGAATACCCCGGAGTGCAAGTGTTTGGTGTTGGTTATGATCAATATCCTGGATTTGATATTTCACCATACGATTCTACACCTTTTGATAACTTCCAATACGGGCCCGAAGGTCGAGTCACGTTCGATGAAAGCATACTGGACGCTATCTACGAAAGTCCATACACTGATATATACCTGGGCACAAGACCCACAAGTATCAACGTTGAAGGTGGGGGATACATTGATCAGTATTCGAGTTATGCCCCGGAAGAATTAATACCAGGCAGTGAATTTGACACACTAGACATTCGTGTGTATACCACACCGGGTGCAGACTGGGCCCGCGACGGACATGGATTCCGAACCGAAGTGCAAAAATTCACTGTCAGCACAGTGGGAGGAACTTACAGTTTTGCTGGAGTTGTGCCGTATCCAGCCACAATGATTGTGTCAAATCAAACCACAGGAGTTGATTTGACTCTGGGTATAGAATACACTGCCGATTGGGCCGCTCAATCAATCACACTGGCAAGTACTGTGCCTGTAGGCACCGAAATAACAATTGCCCTGTACGAAATTGGTGGCGGCAATCAATTGTTCAAGCGTTCGTACAATGGTTTAGAAATCGGCAACTCACTCACAGTGCCAGTGCAGTATTCGCTAATAGATGAATTTGTAATTTTTGTCAACGGAGTATTAACTACCGATTATACATTCTCTCAGCGCACCAGTACCAGTACACAAATATTGTTCATCAACACCTATACTGCTGATGATTACTTGATGGTTGGAGCAATTGGACCAACCACAGTAGACAATGTTGCAATAGATTACAGTTGGTCTGTGCCGGTCACACAGTACATTGCTGGCGCAACCGGTAATTTGCAATATACTCTAACCAACAGCATGGAGTATGTTAACCCTGACAACCTGGTTGTTACAGTAAACGGCGTTCGTGCAAGAACATCAGCTGGTATTGCTTACTTGGCCGATGGAACGCAAGTGCTTTACCCAGTGGCACAACGTCTGGGATTCTCGCAGTCAATAATTTCACCCAACGAAGTTCGTGTGTATGTTGACAATATTCCACAGGTGTTGGGCATTGATTTCACTGTGGTACCTGAGAATCCGGCTATTGCGTACGACAGCGAACCATACGATGTTGGAGGTTTTTCTGAGATATATACACCATGTGCTGTGTTGTTTAGTTCTCCGCCTGCATTGGCTGAGAAAATTTTAATTTGTGTTACTACTGACACTCAGGCAGTTGTAGTTGGAAATCAACTGCTGTTTAACTCTGCAGGCGGCTTGGTGCCAGTCACCGGCGATGTTATTGCAGTGACCAGCTGGAATGATACTCGACAACAGGATATTCTAACACAGGTATATGTTGGTCCAGTTCAGGCCGCAGTTGCACTGGTGGAACCCTACGACAGCACTGACTATGACGTTGGTATACTATCTGACGCACCGGGATCATACGACTATTCTGATACACAATCGGCTACTAGTAACGATTTGTATCTGAATAAAATAGTAACCAATGCTGACAGCTTATGGGTGACCTTGAACGGTCGACGAATATTTGTCAACGACGACTTTACTATTGTGGACAATACTATAGTGTTGGCAGGTGGATATATTATGACACCGACCGATGTTGTGATGATTACAGAATTCACCAATAGTGTTGCGCCAGAAGCCATGGCATTCCGCATATTCCAAGACATGCGCGGGGTGCAGGCCACTTATCGAATTACACCGTCAACTACTACGTATTTGGTTGAACCATTGGCAGCTGATGGTGACACAATCTATGTACATAATGCCTCTGCGTTGAATGAACCAAATTTGGCCAATAACATATGGGGTCTACTGACTGTGGACGGAGAACGTATCATGTATCGAGACCTAGATATTGCAAACAACAAGGTCACTGGCTTACGAAGAGGCACAGCTGGAACCGCTGCTGCTGATCACACAGTTGGCACAGATGTGTACAACATTAGCCGTATAAACTTGTTACCGCCGCAAGATCAAGACTATGTTGTGAGCAATCTCAACAACAACACCGCAGTGTACCCAATTTTAGGCAACGGAACAAACACAGTATTTGTGGCAGAAAACCTCAATGTAACCGACCTGGATGACAGCACCACAATAGAAGAAGCAGTTGAGGTTTATGTGGGCGGAACACGTCAATACGGTGGTTACGCCATTATAGATCCGGGCCCAATGTGTACTGTTGAGTTTAATATTGCACCGCCGGATGGCGTACAAGTTACTATTTTGGTACGTAGAGGTGTGACCTGGTATGCTCCCGGAATCAATACCCCAAGTAATGGTATAGCATTGCAAGATACCAATACGCCGGCCGCAAGGTTTTTACGGGGCGATTAAACAAGATAAATAAAGTATGACTCAAAATACAAAATCACCACAGCCCACAGTACCGGCCAAAAAACCCAATGAAACAGGATCTATTTCTGTTGAAGGGCATGTTCGTATTTTTGATCCCAAAACCAAAGAAGTCTTAGTGGAGAAGCGAGCATGATAATTCAATCCGGCTTTGCTAAAATTGAAGGATTTGTAAAAATTCATGATCCTGCTACTGGTGAAATACTAGTGGATAAAAAGAATGCAATTCACTACGAAAACATAAGTGTTGCAATGGCACAAACCTTGAGCGATCGTACGTCGGCCCAGGGCGGTGGTTGGATATATCAAATGGCATTTGGCAACGGCGGATCCAGTGTGGACCCCACCGGCATCATCACATATTTGCCGCCCAACACCACAGGACAAAATGCCACGCTGTATAACGAAACTTATGCCAAGGTAGTCAATGACAATTCTGCAGCAAATACCGATTCGGCCAACAACAAAATGACTGTGTTACACACGTCAGGCAAGGTCTATACGGATATCTTAGTAACTTGCTTGCTGGACTACGGCGAACCACCCGGACAGCAGGCATTCGATAACAGTACAAACTTCAACGGTGAGTATGTGTTCGACGAATTAGGGCTCAAGACATGGAACGGAGCGGCAGATAATTTGCGTCTGATTACCCATGTGATATTTCATCCTGTGCAAAAGAGTTTGAACAGACAGATACAGATTGATTACACGATACGTATCCAGACACTGACCAACCTTAGTGCGGCATAAATATAGATATATAATTGCATTATAAATACAATTAATGGAGTAATAAACAAATGGCATATACAATCACTTTAACCGATAACACCATATTTGCAACTATTGCAGATGGTACCATCAACACCGCTAGTTCAATGGTATTAGTCGGTAAAAATTACGCTGGCTACGGTGCATTTTTAGACGAAAACTTTATCCACTTGCTGGAAAATGGTTCTAATACCACTGCCCCAACTGCACCACTAACAGGACAACTTTGGTGGGACAAGGCCAATGGCTTGATGAAGGTCTACAACGGTACTAGATTCAAAGTTATCAGTGCTGCAACAGCCAGTTCTACTGCTCCTACCAGTAACGTACAAGGCGATCTGTGGTACGACACAGTCAACGCACAATTAAAAGTCTATACAGGTACAGCCTGGTTGCTGGTTGGTCCGCAATTTACAGCAGGTACCGGTATAACAGGCGCCATTGTTGACACAATCACAGACAACACATCAGTGAGTCACGTGGTAATCAAGCTGTATGTTCAAGACGCTGTGGTAGCTATTGTAAGCAAAGATGCTGCATTTACCCCGCAAGCAGCCTTGACAGGATTTGCCACAGTGCGTCCTGGTATCACAATGAGTACAGGCATAGGTTCTGTAATTCCGTTGTTCCAAGGCACAGCAAGTAATGCAGAAACACTGGACAACATTGACTCAACAGGCTTCTTGCTGAAGGATGTTGCTCAAACTACTTCGGGCACATTTGGTGTGTTGAACAACACTGGTCTCACTGTTGGTGCAAATTCTGATTTCCGTGTGGGAGTAACAGGCACTACAGCAACAATTTCTAATCAAACCAGCAACGGTAACATTGCATTCAGTGTGAACATTGCCGGAACACCAACCACAGTGATGAATATCAGTGGCACTACAGGTATTGTATCCGGTACCAATGGCATCACAGCCAACTATGCTGACGTTGCAGAACGCTTTGCAGCTGACGAAGTGCTGGCAGCCGGCACAGTGGTTGAACTGGGCGGATCACAAGAAATTACCAAAGTTACCGACGAACTAAGTGAAAGTGTGTTCGGTGTCATAAGTACTAGAGCAGCATATCTAATGAACGCTGTGGCTGGCAACGATGAAACACATCCGCCTGTGGCAATGACCGGGCGTGTGCCAGTTAACACCATTGGTGTTGTTCACAAAGGTGATAGACTAGTGTCTGCTGGCAACGGATTGGCCAGAGCTGCTCAACCAGGAGAAGCTACAGCATTTAATGTGATTGGCAGATCATTAGAAAACAAGCTGTCTACTGAGCAGGGCACAGTAGAAGCAATTGTCAAAATCAATTGATAGGATAATAAAAAATGACATATTCAGTAGGCGGCTTAATACAAGCAGTAGATTATAATGGATTTGTTAGCACCAATGCTGCAAACATAAACGGGATTTGGTCCACTGGTGCTACAACATTTGGCTATGGCGAGGCCGCGGTCAGCACAGTGGCTGCGGCTGCAACAGTCACTGCCACTCAGTGGACGACCTTAAACAGTAGAATCTCGTCCATGGCCAGCCACCAAGGCACAACCATTACCAGTCGCTCAAACCCGACCACTGGTAGTACCATTGCAATTTTAGCAAACTTGGCCACTGACGTAACCGCCATCACCAATGCTCGCGGCAACGCCTCGGCCAGTGGTGCGCAAACAACCACATTCTCCGGCACCACTGCTAAAACTAGCCAAACAGGCAGTGGCGACACTGCTTGGACAATCACATTTACGCACACCATTACCTGGGCCAGTGCCGATGCTGCTAGATATTTCTTCAATGCAGGTGGACGAATCAAGTGGGAAACCAACAAGAGTTCAACCGGCAATCCTGGTGACGCTGAGTGGAATGATCTAGCAACTACATTGGTTGGCGACCTGTACATCACCATGGGCAGCCAATTTGGCACACAAACCATTGCTAGTACTGCATACACCGGCACTACCAAAATTGGTGGCACTGGCACTCCAAACACATTGACCACCACAACTGGTTGGTACGGGTTAACAACCACAGACACACAACTGTATCGCCAATTTGCTGATACTGCTCCGTATACTGGACAATTCATTTCATTGAATGCCAAAACAGCAGGTTCGGGCACACAACTAGTGTTGACCACAACTTGGGTTGACCCAGGCGGCGATCCAGCCCCAGGCGGTACCAACATCATCACTGGTGGTACTGCCACTGCATCACCATTCACAAGTTTTGGTACAGCACCGGCCACAGTGGTCACGCTGTTTGTGCCCAGTTCAACATATCTAACCAGCGCAGCCTGGGGCACACCAACTATTGCAGCCTCAGTTACCAGTTCTTAATTAAACTGTAGCGGTTTACCAAAAGGGCCTCCGGGCCCTTTACTTTTATCTATATCCCCTGTATAATATCACTATGAATACTGAACAATTAATTGCACACGGTCGTGCTCGATTTGATCATGCGGCAGCCCGAAGAGTTCTTAAAGAAAAATATCAAGCTCGAATGACATTTGCCTATCGTGGCGGTATGTGGTGTGCCGGGCCAGAACTGTTGACACTACTACAGGCAATCCCAGTAGAAGACGATGTTGTACTTTTAGATTTGTACGAAACTCCTGTAAAAATAACTCCAGTGGAATTACAATACCTGGCCCTGGGTCGCTGGCAAGAACAAATGAATGCCTGGTTGGCCGAACACGAAGAAATCAGCAAACAACGATGACCACAGGAGCATTGATATTTGCATTTAACAACGAGCAAATAGACTATGTTGCAATGGCCAATTGGACAGCTGGCAATATTCATAGACATTTGAATATTCCTGTCTGTTTGGTCACTGATCGCCTACCCGCTCTGCCGCATGTGTTTGATCGCGTAGTAATTGCCGCACCCGAAGGTGCTGGGCAAAGATATTTTTCTGACTATGATACCACAGTGACCTGGCACAATACAAATCGCATGGATGCATATAAGTTAAGCCCGTGGAATCAAACGCTGGTGTTAGATGCGGACTATGTGGTGGCAAGCAATCATCTATCATCTGTGTTAGCAAGTGATCGAGATTTTGTGTGCCATCGTTGGGCAACTGATGTAACAGGCTTGCAAACGTTTGAAGATTTAAATTACTTTGGCAATCATCGCATGCCCATGTGGTGGGCCACTGTGATGATGTTCCGCCGCAGCGCCGCCGCAGAGTTGCTGTTTGATTCGATGCAAATGATTCGTGACAACTGGACACACTACAGGAACCTGTATAAAAATCCCAACCCTACTTATAGAAATGACCATGCGCTTAGTATTGCGTTAAATACTTTGAATGGAAACACATTGTGTGTTGATTCGATTCCTGGAACATTGGCAAGTCTTACTCCAGACCATCGTTTAACTCAACTCGATAAAGATTCGTACCGAGTAGACTTTTTGACACCAGATAAAAAAGCACGATGGATCACCTTGACTCAAGATTTTCATGCCATGGGAAAACAACAATTAGGAGCAATAGTTGCCAATCCTCTCTGAACGCGGATATTTGATTCCGGCTGTGAACACAGACACTGTCAGCTATACTGACTGTGCAGAACAGCTGGCCATGAGTATAAAAAGTTGGCACCCGGAGGCCAGTGTGTCTATTATGACCAATGATCGGTGTGATTGGTCAGTGTTTGATCATGTGATTGAACTGCCATATGGTGACCAGGGCGGATATGCCAATGACTGGCAGGTGTTCCGCGCCAGCCCGTATAGACAAACAATCAAACTGGAGGCCGACATGATTGCTACCAGCCCAATTGATCACTGGTGGACCATGCTGGAAAAACGTGATGTTGTGATCAGCACCGGCTGCAGAGACTTTTATGATCGACCAGCCACCAGCAGATACTATCGCCAACTGTTTGACGACAACTACCTGCCTGATGTGTACAACGCTGTCACCTACTGGCGTGTGAGCAAAACAGCACAGGAATTTTTTCAATTGGTAAAATATATTTTTCAACACTGGGCTGATTATAAAACTCTGCTGAAGTTTCCGGAAGAAGTTCCCAGCACAGATGTAGTGTATGCAGTGGCAGCACAGATCATTAGTCCAGAACTGGTTACACTGCCTCCGAGATTAGGTCCCAATATAGTACATATGAAACAACATGTAATTCCCATTCACAGTGATGATTGGACACAAGAACTGGTTTGGGAAAATGTCAATCCGGGCTTGAGAATAAACACTGTGGCGCAATGGGGGCTGTTTCATTATCATAACAAACAATGGAGATTGTCATGAGTACAGAAGAAGATAAATTCAAACACAGTAAACGACTGCTTAAAGATGAGAATGCCATAAAAAAACAAACCAAGATTGGCAAGCAGTATGGCATGAGCAACAAAGAAATTGATCAGCCACACAGACTTGCTAAACGACATGCTATGAATTGCGGTAATCCAAATTGTGTAATGTGTATGAATCCGCGAAAATCTTTTAAAGAATTAACACAACAAGAAAAGCGTCTGTTTCAAGATATAGATACACCCACAGACCGACATTCGAACGGTATTCCGCCTGACAATGAATGAAACTACAGAAAATTTCTGGAAGGCCTGGGCAGAACCTGTGCCAGCACCTGCACCTATTTTCTTCAGGTTGTATTATAATGAGCGCGGCGAGCCGGTATCTTACAGCATGGAAGACATTCCAGGTAACTACATCGAAATAGATGCAGAAACTTATGCACGTAGTTCTGTGTCTGTGCGAGTGATTGATGGCAAGTTAGTACACGTTGTACCTAAAAAACTCACAAGTAAATTAAAGCCCAGCGATGCAGGGACACCTTGCTTGCCCGACAATGTTTCCATTGTTGTGTCAGAGCAACAATCTCATATTAAATGGAGTTTACAAACAAATGAATCGTATTGATATTGCAGACCTAGACTGTATATACTTGACCTATGATGAACCACAGAAAGAAGAATTTTGGGTAAAAATTCGCAACATGGTGCCATGGGCCAAACGTGTTGACGGAGTCAAAGGATCGGATGCCGCACACAAAGCCGCTGCCGCTGCCAGCGACACAGAACGCTTTATTCTGATCGATGGTGATAACATGCCGGACCCAGAATTTTTTAATCAAACACTGACATTTCCCACTGCTGAATATGAACGTGCTGTGTTTCGGTGGCGTGCTCGCAACAATATCAATGGACTCATGTATGGCAATGGCGGTATGAGTTCGTGGACACGTACATTTGTCAATGAAATGAAAACACACGAAAACACCGACGGTACCGCCGCTACCGAAGTGGAGTTTTGTTTTGATCCCTTGTACTGGGCCATGCACGACTGTTACTCAACCACCTATCCCAATGGTTCGGCTTTTCATGCTTGGCGAGCCGGCTTCCGAGAAGGTGTCAAGATGTGCTTGAACAAAGGTGCACGGCCCACAGTGGCAGAATTTAAAGACCGTGTGCATCAACGTAACCTAGATAATCTAACAGTATGGCACAATGTGGGTAGAGATGCTGAACACGGAGTCTGGGCCATTGCTGGCTCAAGAATGGGCACATACATGACCATGTTGACCAATTGGGATCACAAAGAAGTGCAGTGGTTTGATTCTTTAACTGAGTTATGGGACACAGTCAAAGATACTGAACCTGAACTAGTGTTGGGTCGTGTAGCCGAAGAGCTCAGCACACAGTTAGACTTACCAATGGTCTGGTACGAGGATGAAGCCAGCAAGTTCTTCAAACATCATTATCGCAGTGGATGGCACAACCAAGGCATTATGATTCGTGAAATTGATGTGATTAGAAAGCAAGAAGGCTGGTAATGAGCAAAGGTGATCAAAGCCGATTCATGAGTTCTGCCGAGCAGATGAAGCAGGATCTCGGTCCCGCATTATGTTTGGCCAAATGGAAACAGGTCAGCTTTCACCTGCCCACTGGACTTAACAACTCCTGCTACCATCCGCCCTTGCACCAGATCACCTCAGATGATTTATCACGTCCGGGCGGCCTGCACAACACTGCACACAAAAAACAACAGCGTGTAATGATGTTGCAGGGACAAAAGCCTGCAGAATGCCAGTACTGCTGGAACATGGAAAATCTAGGAAAGCTGAGTGACCGTCATTATAGATCAGGTGAAGCCTGGGCCGCTGTTGATTTAGAAAAGATCAAAGCCGGCACCGGTCTTGAAGATGATGTAGTACCCAGCTATGTAGAAGTAAACTTTAATCATGCCTGCAATTTAAAATGTAGCTATTGTAGCCCACAGTTCAGTTCCAGCTGGGGCGAAGAAGTGGAACGACACGGCGCTTTTCCTACCAGCAAGCCGCACAATGCCCCAGAACACTTTGTGGGCAATCGCAAACCAATTCCAGTGCGTGAAGCTAATCCTTATGTGGATGCATTCTGGGAGTGGTGGCCAACTCTTTATCCCAAATTAGAACACTTTAGAATGACCGGCGGCGAACCGCTCATGGACAAAAACACTTACCGAGTGTTTGATTATGTGTTGGCCAACCCCAGTCCGCGGCTGCACTTGAATGTGACCAGCAACTTCAGCGTGGAAGACCAGCTGTTTAATAAGTACATATCCTATGTAAAACGTCTTTGTACGCCGGACATTGAGCATTTTATGCAGTATGTGAGTTTGGATTCAGGATCGGGCCCACAGGCTGAATACATCCGGCATGGCATGAGTGCAGATCGTGTGGTGCGTAATGTGAACCGTTTCCTAACCGAAGTGCCCACACGCAACAGCCTAACGTTCATAATCACCATGAACAACTTGAGTGTAACTGGGTTTAAAAAATACATGGAGTGGATCTTGCATCTTCGTAAAGTGCATTCAAGCACTTATCAACGTGTGTGGTTTGACACTCCGGTACTGCGTGAGCCTGCCTGGCAGAGCCTGCAAATCCTACCCGAAAGCTATGCACAACAACTGGAGCATGCTAGAGATTTTATGCTGGAGAATCTTGTCACTGATGAAAATCCTTTGCATGGATTCAAAGACTACGAAGTGCAACGCTTGGAGCGAGATATTGCCTGGATGCGTGAAGGTCAGCAAAATCGTCATTCTGTTGCCCGTGCAGATTTCTATCGTTTTTTTAACGAACATGATCAGCGACGTGGTACAGATTTTTTAACAGCCTTTCCAGAAATGCGATCATGGTGGGCCGAATGCGAGTATCATGCTAAACAATCATAAACTTATTATAGACACACAATGTGAGGTGTACGAGTTATTAAAGCCCTGGGCCGACGGAGAGTTTTGGGATCTGGAACATCACGATATTGTACCGGATGCATGGTACATGATTGGTAGACTGCAATTTGCAAATAACGTTGAGTTGATTAGACGCATAGCCAACAGTGGCACAGCTCGTGTTGTACTGAGCAATCCAGCAGAAGGATCAGACACCATAGTGTGGCAGTGTAAACGACTGCAGATAGAAGATCTGGTCAAGTCTGGAAAAATTATTATACTAGCAGGTGGCGATGCTGGTACAGAATATTGCCTTCTACGGTACGACAGTTTTATGGTTAAAATACTAGACTACGTGACCAATCGCGAAGCAATGAAACGCACGTCTGAAATCTACAGTAAAACATCTAAACCCTATAAGTTTTTGTTTCTAAACGGTCGTATAAGACCGCATCGTAAATACCTGCTGGAAAAATTCAAAGAAACCGGCCTGCTGGACCAAGCATTGTGGACCAATTTGGATATAGGTCCAGCAGGATCGAGATCATTGACACTGTACAGCAAAGACAATGTAAACTTGATGACACAGAGTTTACCGTTGCAGTATCTGCCCCCGGAGTATGAAGTCAAAGCATATCAGCACAGACTAACATTGGCACCTAATAGCACTGATAATTTTATCAAAAGCCACTTGTTCAACAATACCTGGGGCGAAATTTATTTAAAACCTGAGCCTTATATTGATACATACTTCAGCTTGGTTACCGAAACAGTGTTTGATTACCCGTACAGTTTCCGCACTGAGAAAATCTGGAAGCCGATTGCCATGGGTCACCCGTGGATAGCTGCATCCAGTAGAGGATACTACAGAGACCTGCGACAGATGGGATTTAAAACATTTGGACATCTACTAGACGAATCATTTGATCTAATAGACAACAGCCAAGAACGCATTGACCGCATTGAACAGGTAGTGGTTGACCTTTGTGGTCAAGATCTAGTACAATTTATAGCCGCGGCACAGGAAGTATGCGAGTATAATCAACAGCACCTTGTCGAATTGCGACAACAAGAAATAAGCAACTTCCCTGATCGATTAACAGAATTTTTAAGCCAATATGAATGATCTAGATTTTAAACACACAGTATTAGACACATTGTCCGACAGTTTTTGTGCAGCCAAATGGTACAATGCTACTATATGGCTAGGATCCGGTATGACCACAAGCTGCCACCATCCACCGGCTCACTTGGTGGATATAGATAAAGTACGCAGCAATCCTAAACTACTACACAACACTGATCAAAAGAAAGCTGATCGTGCGCAGATGTTGAAAGGTGAGCGCCCAGCTGGTTGTGAGTACTGCTGGAAGATCGAAGACATTGGCCGAGACAACATCTCGGACCGTGTGTACAAAAGTAAAATTTATCCTATAGAGGCCCTACATGAAGCAGCAAACACCCCAGTTGACCAAGATGTCAATCTTCGCACACTTGAAATTGCATTCGATCGCACTTGCCAATTGGCCTGTAGCTATTGTAACCCTGCTTTCAGCAGTACATGGGTTAATGATATCCGACGCAACGGCCCTTATCAGTCCTTGGTGTCTGATGGGCGTAACCACTTTACTCATGCTCATGATAGTGCTCAATTATATCGCTTTGGTGAAACAAATCCCTACATTGAAGCGTTTTTTGAATGGTGGGAAACAGACCTCCATCGCACCCTACAAGAACTGAGAATCACCGGCGGCGAGCCGCTAATGTCCGGCTATACCTGGAAGCTGATCGAATGGTTCAAGGCCAATCAAGGCAAGAGCAACACACGATTGGCTATCAATTCAAATCTAGGTCCAGACGTTGATGTGGATCGCCTACTGGCCAGTATTGACAGCCTTGCGGTAGAAATATACACCAGTATGGAAGCCACTGGAGCACAGGCAGAATACATTCGTGACGGACTAGACTATGCACTGTGGCAGCAAAATGTATTGAAGTTATTGGATGCTGGTGTCACTGTGCATGTGATGGCCACTATCAATGCCTTATGCTTGGAATCGTTACCGCACTTGTTGAATCAATTGGTTGAGTGGAAAAAGATTTACAGTAAAGATCGAGTGAACTTTACTTTGAATATTCTGCGCTTTCCTAGCTTTCAGAGCCCGTTGATTCTTGATGCCACAGTGCGCGAGCAACGCCGATTAGGACTGGTTGCCTGGATGGCACAGCACCAAGACCAGCCCTACCTGCACGAACATGAAATCAATCACACTCAGCGATTGATAGACTACCTGGATGTGGTCAAGACTCCGCATCGTGAAGCGTTTGATATGCCACGTCTACTAAACGATTTCCACTGTTTCTTCACACAGTATGATCAGCGTCGTGGCAAAGACTTTGGCTCTGCATTTCCCTCACTAAAAGAATGGTATGACAACTTACAAATACAACAGCAGTGATCTAGTACGTGCCACGGAATTGACAGAACGTGAAGAATTTTTATTAAAAGATTCTAAAACTTTTTGTATCTATCCGTGGATACATCTGCACGCCTATCCCACGGGCGAAGCATATCCTTGCTGCCATGCTGAAATGAAACCCGGTGTAGTGGGCAACTGTCGCAAAAATACTCTAGCGGAAATATGGCGCGGCGAGCCCATGCAGAAACTGCGCAGTGACATGTTGACAGAAACTCCGCATGCTGCCTGCACACGTTGTTATGAACAGGAAGAGTCGGGATTCTTTTCAGGGCGCCGTAGTGCCAACAAGCACCACGGGCATCATATAAAGAAATTAGATGAGAACCCGTTTGAATTGACCTACTGGGATATCCGTTTCTCAAACTTGTGCAACCTAAGTTGCCGCAGTTGTGGTCATATCTTCAGTAGTTCGTGGTATCAAGACCAAGCCAAATTGGCCGGCGGTGATTGGAAACAAAAGAACAAGGTACTCAACTATGCCGGTCGTACCGAAACAGACATATGGGAACAACTGGAGCCACATTTAGACCATGTTGAACAGGTGTACTTCGCCGGCGGCGAGCCCTTGTTGATGGAAGAACATTATCGTATCCTGGACGAGTTGGTTCGTCGTGAACGCTTTGATGTTAGACTGATTTACAACACCAACTTTACGCACACGGATCTCAAAGGACGTTCGGTATTTGAATACTGGAAGCAGTTTAAATCTGTTGCAGTAGGTGCCAGCCTAGACGATTCAGGTGCCAGAGGTGAATACATACGCAAGGGCACTGAATGGGCAGTGGTAGAACAGAATCGCAGAGACATGTTGGCAATCTGTCCTCAAGTAGACTTTTATATCAGCCCCACACTGAGCATAATGAATGCACGTCATTTGCCTAATTTCCATAGAGACTGGGTAGAAAAAGGACTGATTCGTGCGCAGGATTTAAACGTAAACATCCTGCAAGATCCAGCACACTATAGAATAGACATAGCCCCGGCCAAATACAAAGACGAGTTAACTGAGCTGTACACACAACATCTAGCATGGTTGACTGCACAAGGCGATAGTCTAGGTCGTGCTTCACAGGGCTTTACCAGTGCTATTACATTTTTGAATGCCACAGATAACACACACTTGATCGACACATTCTGGCGTAAAACACATGAACTAGACACCATGCGTAAGGAAAATTGCCTGGATGTAATACCTGAATTGCGAGCACTTAAATGAATATACCACACGATACCTTTTGCGTACTACCCTGGATCAGTTTAGAAGCTAGTCCAGTTGGAACAGTACGCCCATGCTGCCTGGCTATGGACGAAATTACCAATGATGCTGGAGACAAATACAAATTGGCCTCTGCCAGTCTAACAGAAATACAAAACAGCCAATCAATGCAGACTCTGCGTGAAGATTTTCTTGCTGGTAAAAAGCCACAGAACTGCCGACGCTGCTGGAATGAAGAACGTGCAGGTCGTACCAGTAAACGCATGCACACCTTGGATAGACTCAAGCACATGATCGACGCTGATGTTTCCTGGACTGCAGACGCTATGCCGTTAATGTTCTTGGATCTTAAACTGGGCAACATCTGCAATTTAAAATGCCGTATCTGCGGGTCATGGAGCAGCAGTCAGTTTGCAGCCGAAGAGATTCGATTCAACCGAGCAGAAGAAACTCGCGGAAGTTTTGCTTATCAAATGCTCAAAGACGGTGCATGGCCTAGAGAAAGCGTAGAATTTTGGGCAGACTTGGACAAGCATCTGGACAACATACGTTATATTGAGTTCACTGGCGGCGAACCTTTCCTGATCAGAGAACATTTTCAGCTGTTGCAAAAACTGGTAGACACAGGCCGAGCCGCACAAGTCGAAATACACTACAACACCAATGGCACACAGTATCCAGAAGAAGGTGAAGCAATCTGGAAACATTTCAAACATGTAGAAATTGCAGTCAGTATCGACGACGTAGAACAGCGATTTGAATACCAGCGCAGTAATGCAGTCTGGACCGAAGTGGTCGAAAATGTCGAACGCTTTAAGCAACTGCGCAGCCGCAACACCAATATAACATTGCAGGCCTGCTGTACCATTAATGTGTTCAATGTTTACTATCTTGAAACAGTGGCCAATTGGATAGTGCAACAGAAATTTGATTTTATCTACTGGAACATGATGCACGATGCTTACTATTTTAGTATCAGTACACTGCCCGAAACTGCCAAGGCAGCAATCGCTCAACGCCTGACCACAGCGGCAGTTCCACCGCGAGTGCTGAAAGAATTTGTCAGTGCTGCTGAATTCATGAATAGAGGAAACAGCCTGGATGGCAATCTTTTGCGCATGAATCTGCGTGATCTTGATCATAAACGAAAACAAAATCTAGCCGAAGTGGCGCCCGAGTTCGCAGCATTGATTGATTATGACTACAACAAAACCTGATACCTTGTGCATGGCTCCGTGGACACATACTTATTTGAGTCCACAAACTGAACGACGCATGTGCTGTGCGTCAAGAGAACCTGCGCAGAGTTTTGAACAGTATATTGATACCAGTGTTGGCACTGGCCAGTATACACCTATCACTCTGGACCAGCACTGGAACAGCGATCATATGCGGTCAGTTCGTCGAAGAATGATGGCTGGCGAAACCTTGCCCGAGTGTGATGTCTGCAACAGCAAATTGTTAAACACCGATGTTTATCGCAGTTACTTCAATCAGCTGTTTGGTCACAAGTACGAAGCAGCCATGTTAGCAACAGACAACACTGGATTCACCACAGTAAAACCAGTGAGTTGGGATTACAGATTCAGTAACCTCTGCAACTTCAAATGCAGAACCTGCGGTGACATGCTGAGTTCTGCATGGGAAAGCGAACAAAGGCAGCATGACATGGTTGACTGGGGAAATCCAAAAAACAATTGGATGAAACCCGACGTTAGAAAAAATATTTCACAGTTTCAGGACCAACAGGTAGAAGAAGAATTTGCACAAGCAGTGGAAGAACATCGTGTGGAAGAAGTGTACTGGGTAGGTGGCGAACCACTCATGTACGAACAGCACTGGCGCTACATGAAACGTATTGTGGATCTTGGTGACGGCCACAGAGTATACGCACGATACAATACCAATCTGTCTCGAGTCAATTACAAAGGTGTTGATCTATTTGATGACATTCTTTCCAATCTGCGCAGTTGGCAGATATGTGCCAGTATTGACGGAACAGGCGCAATTGGAGAGTACATTAGAACCGGGCTTGACTACACTGCTTGGTTAAACAACTACCATCGAGCAGCCGAAGCCGGAAAACAAAGACGTCAAGTGAGAATTGATTTTACTCTTACCCTGCCGGGCATGTTCGAAGTGGAAAATATTGTGCAACTGGCCAAGGACACCGACACCGATATCTTGGCCAAGGTAATTTTCAGCTTCACGCCCGACATTGTGATGAGTCCACTTGCTCTGCCTCGAACACTGCTGAACCCTTGGGTGGACGAACTGGTGGCAAAGTGTCCTAGTGGAGCAATGCAGGATGTATTGGCACAGTTGAAAAATCGTCCAACATTTGAGGAACAATGGCCTGATCAATACCGAGCAGGTCTTGCAAAAGGCAAGGAACGTGTGTTAAAATTAGAAAACATACGACCCAACAGCACAACAATGGGGTCTATATTAGATGCTCGTCCTGAAATAAAGAAATGGTGGAATGAAATTGCTTGATCAAATCAAAATAGACCTAAGAGGCAACAACGACAATGACATTGTCACAGTGTACATAGACGTGGCCGACAATTCGTTGAGTCGCAAATGGCTAGCATCATTGAATCAATTGATAAAAGACAACTATCATTTGGAAAAAAATTATTGTTTTTTTGGATTTGTTGCTAGCCAACGCAACGCAGAATACTTGACTGACCAGATGAATCGCAGCATTGCTGCTATCAACTCTGCAAACATTGGTTATCAAATTGATGATCACTTTTCAGTGGCCAACACTACCACACCAGAATTAAAATTGGTGCATGATAAGTTAAATCACCTGCATCGTTACTTTGAAGATTTACAAGGAGTATCGGGCGCAATGAGTCCATTTTATACTCAAGCAGATGCAGGTACTCGTTGGCACATACGACAATTGAATTTGCTGTGTCACGAGTATGAAAGTCTAGTGCTCAGTATGCGCAAAGTAATAACTGCACCAGAATGGCAGCGTCCTAGTCAGCTCATGTGCTGGTTGCATGCGCCACGATTTCAATTAGACGCAGAAGATTATGAATTGTTTGGCATTGACACAATCAATAGACCACTGGGCGGCGTATTCGTTGGAGTAAATAAAGCAGTGGGAAAACACCATTGGGAAGTTTTTTGGGACGAAGGTCGAGACAGCCGTGTAGGAGAATTAACTACTACAACATTAAATTCGCAAACCGAAGCTGCTGGAGATTTTGACATTGAATGGGGCAATAATCCCGGTAATGCACCTTGGCAACAAAGAATTCTAGGGGAGTTTAAAACTTGGTTGATCAACAATGGGTTTGACCCTGATGATAAAAGTCTTACCATTGGGCATCCACAAGTGGCCCAGGTAGATTTGATGCGTAGTTTTGGAACAACTGACTACAAAGACATATGGGCACAGCTAGGATCACACTTAGATGTATTTAAAATACAAACCAGTCACGCCAATGCTACATACACATACAATTGGTCAGATACGGACTATGCTGATCAGCAGATTAAAATAATACGAGGAACATGACATGAACTGGATTAAAAATTTATTCAATCGAATTCGTTTGGAAATACGCTACCGTAAAAAATTAAAAGAACTGCGCAAACGCGATCCGTTTATTTACAAATGAAATTGAAAAAATATCTAGGTATCTCTGCGGGCTTTCACGACGCTGCGGTCACTGTGATTCAGAATGACGGCAGCATTGCGTTTGCTGGACATGCAGAACGCTACAGTAAAAACAAAAACGATGCGCATCTCAATGATGACATTGTTGCCGAGGCCTTGGCCAATGGTGCTCCTGACATGGTGGCCTACTATGAACGCCCTTGGATTAAAAAACTACAACAACTATATTCGGGTCAATATGAAGAAGCTTTGGACTTTGGCAATTTTACTTTGGATCAGTATCTGCATAAACATCTATCTGATACTGTTCATCGGCAGCAGTTACTACGATGCCCTAGAAAATATATGTCCCATCATCATAGTCACGCCGCAGCCGGATTCCAGACCAGCCCCTATCAACGGGCCACAGTGGTTGTAATTGATGCCATTGGCGAATTAGATACCATAAGCATCTGGGGCGCAGAATATGTCAACGGCCGTGCTGTGTATAAACGACTGTGGCAACAACGTTATCCACACTCAATTGGTTTGTTTTATTCAGCAGCCACAGCCAGTGTGGGACTGCGGCCACTGGATGAAGAATACATCTTGATGGGTATGGCTGCGTATGGCAATGCCACAAACGCTGTCAGCATGCATGCTCTAGTAAAAGACACTGACAAAATTGAATTTAGTGAAAATCTACATGCCGGAATAGATCCCAAATACCTACAGGATCTAGAAGAATTTGACATTGCAGCCGGAGCACAGGCCATGGCAGAGCGTTTGATCTATTCAGTAATGCGTAGAGCAAGAGACTTTAAATGGAGCAACAACTTGGTGTACATGGGCGGAGTTGCTCTCAACTGTAGTGCCAACCGTAATTTAGGAAAGTACTTTGATAACATTTGGATTATGCCTTGTCCTGGTGATGCTGGCAGTAGCCTGGGCGCAGCGGCGCTTGCGTATGGCAAACAGATACATTGGAACAACGCCTATCTGGGCACAGATATTCCTGGTGCTTATCCTGTCGATGATATTGTGGGTTGTTTGCTACGTGATCGAATTGTGGGTGTGGCCAGTGGTCGTGCTGAGTTTGGTCCCAGAGCCCTGGGCAACAGAAGTCTGCTTGCAGACCCCAGAGGCCGAGAAATAAAGGATCAAGTAAATGAAATCAAACGAAGACAACAGTTTAGACCCTTTGCGCCAGTTATTCTCGAAGAGCATGTTGATCAGTATTTTGATATGCCTCATGGCTTCAATAACAGTAGGTATATGCAAGTCATCGCTCGTTGTAGGCATCCTGACCTATTTCCTGCTATTGTTCATCATGACGGTACTAGTCGTGTACAGACTGTGCCATCAGATGGGTCAGGAATTAGACAGCTATTAGAAGCCTGGTATGCTGAAACAGGATGTCCCATGTTGCTGAATACCAGTCTAAACATACGTGGCGAGCCCATGGTCAATGATCGTGCAGACGCAGATCGTTTTGAACAATTATATAAAGTGAAAGTGTGCAGCTAATGAGTATCGATATGAAACAATGGAAGATTGAAAACTTGGATTCCAAGAGTCCAAGTTTTTGCGGATCTAAATGGTACAACAGTAGCCTGTGGCTTAGCCAAGGATGGACCACCAGTTGTCACCATAACCCGCCGCATGCTATAGACCTGGAAGCAATCAAAACCAATCCTATGGCCTTGCATAACACGCCCATTAAAAAACAAGAGCGACTGCAGATGCAACAGGGACTGAAACCTAAAAACTGCCAGTTCTGTTGGGTAATGGAAGAAGTAGAACCCGATGGACTCAGTGATCGCGTATGGACCACCTGGGGCGGACAAATGAGCCCAGAACAGTTGAACACTGCGTTCACTGCCAGTGCAGATGATGATTACGATTTAACCTACTTGGAAATATGTTTTGATCGCACTTGCAATCTGGGCTGTAGCTATTGTGCTCCTACCATCAGTACTACCTGGGCCAAAGACATACGCAAAAATGGTCCTTATGAGAACCTGCCCACGGACCACCGCAAGCATTACATGACCACCGGCGACGAAATGATTGGCTACACATTTGGTGATAACAATCCCTATGCTGACGCATTTTTCAAGTGGTGGGATAGCAGTTTACACAAAACCATCAAACAGATTCGTATCAGTGGCGGCGAGCCAATGATGTCGGGTCACACTTGGAAATTGTTGGATTGGTTGGCAAACAACACTTCCAAAACTGATTGCCGTATAGAAATGACCACTAACTTGGCCTACGATCAAGATACACTGAAACGTTTCTTGGATGCATGTAGTCGTATTGATGTTCCTGTGTGGGTATACACCAGTGCTGAAACTACCGGTAGCAAAATGGAATATGTGCGAGATGGACTAGACTGGGAGTTATGGAACAACAATTTAGATATGGTATTACATTCTGGGGTAATTGCCAACACTGGTATTTGCGGAACACTCAGTGCTGCTGCCGCTGACGGATTTACAGATTTCTTGTACTGGTTGGCAGACCGTAAACGCTCTGCACCAAGCAACAGCAACCGCAGCCAAGGACTGATGTTGAGTGTTAATCCTGTGCGTTTCCCTACATTTCAAAGTATAGTAGTGCTGCCGGTTGAAATGCGTAAACAATACGCATATGAAATTACAGAATTTTTAAAAGGTCCAGATATTAAAAAGTTGTTTGCACCTATTGAAATAGATCACATTGAAAGATATTCCAAATATCTATTAGAGGTAACAGCGCCACACCAAGAACAGCAGATAACACACACAGCCGATACATTTGCTGGCAGTGTGGAAGATGCCAATGTGTTGGCATTGCAAAAAGATTTTAAAAGTTTTTTCACGCAGTACGATCAACGTCGCGGAAAAGATTTTGCAACAGCATTTCCTAATTTAGCGGGGTGGTATAATGCCATTTGAAAAAAATATAGTATTTGTGGGCGATAGTTATTGCAGTTCATGGGCCGGTCCCAGTGTAATACCACATCGTAACGCACAGCAAAAAGATGATAATAAAACTCATGTCAGCTGGCTTGATCGGTCTGCAACCAAACTTGGATTGAATCTATATTCGTTTGGCTTTGCGGGTCGCAGCTGGTACTACAGTCGCCGACAACTGTTTGATCACATGGAATACGATCCAGAATGGATCAACACTGTGGATCTCATGGTATTTTGTCACACCGATGACAATAGACTCAACACAGGAAATGGCGATGTTGGCAACGAAATGCTTGCAGTCAATTATCGACCACACAAAGAAGATCAACGATACAAGTATAAAATAGAACTAGCGCAATTATTGCAAAGATGGACATTGGATCTGATCGACAACCCTTTTCAAACTTGGGCACATGAACAATGGTTTTATGAAATTGCCAGGACATTCGGCCATGTCAAGCAGGTGCATTTTAACAACTACCCATTTACCGTAGATAACACCACTGCTATATTGCCCGGTGTTGTGTACACAACACCCTTGGTACACATAAGTCTGGGAGAAGCAACAGGAACTGATGCAGAAATTGTTAAAAATTTCATGACCGATGATCAGCGAGTCAATCATTTCAATCCACACAATAATGCAGCACTGGCCAACATTGTGATTGCAACAGCACAGGACTATCAGCCTGGTATCAGGTCCATTGACTTGACCAACTTTGATCTACCAAATAAAAATGCTTTTAACTGGCCCAATCCTGGATTTGGTACTAGGTAGCATTGTCGTTGTACACGACCACTTCTTTGACGTGAAACTTAAAATTTTTGTCACTGTTGTTGCCGCAAGCATTGTTGCAAGTTAGCAGTCTTCCGTTTTCAAAGGAATCGATACCCCAACTGGCCTCAATCTGATCAAACCATTCAATGCATGTGGCAAGATCGTATTCCAGTGCATTATTCCGAGTCATGATGTGATTGATTTGTTCCATGCTGTAGCCTATGTCTGTGTTATTTCTGTATCGAGCCGGATTCAAACCGGTATAGCAGCATGGAAAAACATCACCGGTGCTGCTGACATAGATACTGAGCGAGCCTGCAACTTCGCACTTGATATTTTTAATTTCAGATTTATTAACCCATTTTATACGATTTTCTCGATGTTGTGGAGAATCGCTGTGGTACAGTGGAGATTGTACATGTTTTTCGGGAGTGAAGTTTATCTTTGATTCTCCAATGATGTAAACTAGATCACCGTTGTTGTTGTAGACTGGCCCGTTGTCTCTGCCGTCATCCACTATTATAAAAGCAGCAAATCCTCGTTGGATGCTCAACGCACGTGCCGGTTCTTGTTGATGGCGGTTGTGTTCAAAATTGATCATTTTCCACACTGCTCGGCCGCCAGCTGCTATGAATGTAGCAGAATTACGCATGATGGTAGAATACAATGTGTTTCGGCGGTACAGTGCATGAGTATAATCATCAATGCCATCTATACAGAAGGTCACTTCAATTCCTGCTTCAGCTAACCCGCGCCAAAATTTAGCATCTCTTGCACCGCCATTGGTACTGAGATTTATATGCAACGTGGGATTGTGTTGTTTAAAGTAATTGACAATCTCAACAGTTTCTGTATTCATAACAGCATCACCAAAGTTTCCATTGATAACCATCAGCTTTAGTTGCTGAACAAACTCCACTGGAAATATCTTCTGTGCTTCCTGTAGTGTCATATTGTGTTCGTCATACCCAAAATTGTGTGGATAACTGGAAAAATTTCTAGGGCATAGTGGACAGGCAGCATTGCACAAACTGCTTAATTCCAAATGTAAATGTTGTACTTGATCGATGGAATAAATCATATAATTTTGTAATTTTTAATATGCTCAACAACTCGCTCTGCCCAGGCACGTTGTCCGGCAGGCTCGTAGTGATACCAACCCGGTGTTATTTCTTGGTATCCTTGGTTGGCACACCAATGTGTGTAAGTATTGTCAGCACAGTAGGGATCCATGAAACGACCATCCCAGTCAAGTTGATCGTTGACATCATAAATTTTAAAATCGTGGAACGAGTGGAAAAATAAATGTTTGATGTAACGACTTTGTAAAAACTTGTGTAGGTTAAAAATGCGCTCATGCCAGTAGTAACTTAAATGTGTGCGAAATTCCAAATTATTACTCACTTCGTGCCAGCGTTCCAGTCGTCTGGTATATTTAGCAGGATATTCTCTACGACCAACACCCAAGTTGTTTATTTCTACAAACTCACCGAATGAGTGTACATCATCTAAAAACCATTGTACACGACACATCTCGCTCCAGCCAATCAGTACTAAATCAGGTTTGGGTTGAGTAAGAATATAGTTCATAGTGCTGTCGTATATACGGTCATTGCTGCTACCGCTAACACTGAGATTATTAGTCTCAGCACCTAATATTTTTGCCACCTGTGATGATATACCTAGGCTGCGGTCTTCTAATTCTTCGCCGCACATGTTACTATCGCCGTTGACTAAGATTCTCATTGTATATGTCCTAGTGTATTATAGATATGTTTCTAGACCACCGCGACGTCGCAGGTCTTGCGTACAGCAACTGATGCCGCCGTCCCAGAAATAGCTATGACGCAGTTCACTAATGATGGGATTGATACGATGTTTCTTACAGAAGTCAAACACATCTCTGTTGTAAGCACTGAAGATAACGTTTTCTTCGTCTAACACCAAGCAGTTGACATCAAACACAGTTTCGGCCACAAAGCCAGTCCACTTGTTCAAGTAGGTGTCTACAAACTTGGTAAACTCCTGTGTGGGTGTTTGCCCTTGCACATACCATGCGCCCGGGCTTTGTTCGTATTTGAACTTGCCCACTTCCATGGCAGCCCAGATACTGGAGTCCCAGATCTTTAACACTTCCCATCCGGGAAAGTCTTTGGCCAGGTCTAAGTTGACATCGTGTTTGCTTGACAAGATAACGCCCGGCTTGAGAATGGCAAACACAGCATCACCGTGGCCGTCTGTGACAGCTTCGTGAATGCGATACTCTGGACCTAAACAGTTGTCCACAATCCAACGAGTTTGCTCAGGCTTTAGATAATCACTGTTGTCAAAGAATACATCACGTCCCACACGCACAATGCAACTGGCTGACGCTTGGTTTAGGATACAGTCAGCGTCCCAACGCCCGTTGTGTGGACTAACAACTTGGTCTTTATATTCTTCGCAAATTTCATCCAGTTCTTCCATGGGCAACACACGTAACAGCTTTTGGCCAAGACTGATTTGCCAGTCACGCGGTGTCAAGGGCGGCAGCGGTGCACCACCGTTTTCTGTTTGCCACCAAACAAATTGATCCTTGGGCGGCAAGTTGGGTCGACGCACACGAGCACCATAGGTCTCGATGGTCTTTTGTAAGTTGTTTAGGTCTTCTTGGGTTTCGTACAGGATCTGTTGCAACTGGTTGCGAACCTGTGGATCTTCGATAAAATCAAAGTAGTCTGGGCTGTATGCACGACCCACGATAACTTCTTCTAACGGCTGCCAACTGGTGTAGGAATTAATCATTGTGTATTCTTTCTAGTAGAGTATTTAATCTGTCAGCTTTTGTGCTGCAAAATAACTGTTGGTTGTGTTCTGTGTCACTGCGGCAACTTTCAAACCAGGCTAGCAGGTCTTGCGACTTTAATTGTGCAATAGCTCGACGAACAGCAATCCAACGTTCTGTATTGTTTTGTATAGTATCGTAACTGTTGTCTATGGCATGATCAAATGTGCGATAGCCCAGCTTTCTCAATGCGGCTAAAGACCCTGTACAGCCCACGATCACAAATGGTTGCCCGTGTTTGATTGCTTTGAATGTTTTTTCTGTCAGGAATGCGCCACCAGATCCGTCGGCATCAAAGTGAGTTTCCAACACTATGTTGCAATAACTTTCTGCATGGTGGTCTGATTCAATCACATGATGATCGTTGTGTTGCGATGCAGTTTTTGCATCACAAGTGTAAGGACCATTGGCCAGGAACTGTTTGATATCTGCTCGAATATTCAGTGTATCCACTTCGATAGGATTGTCAGTTTCGGCTTCGCCGGCAACAATATCTGTGCCATAACTCCAGTAACTGTTTTCTAACAGTCCTGTGCAATGCAGGTCAGTCATTACAGTGGCTCGCCACCATTTGTGTGTTCTGCTTAGTACTGTAAAGTCACGCAATCGCTGTTTAGAGTGTATCGGTATTGGCGCAATTTCTCGATTGCGATGCCAATACAGCAGTTCATGGTCTGGAAAATATGCAAAGCCAGGAATAGCATCAGCTGCTGTATTGCCACT